ATGCCCGTAATTCGAATCTATGGCTATCACGGCACGAACATTGATTTTCTACCAGATATTCGACAGAACGGCTTCTTGCTTAGCAACAAGTGGGGAGACTGGCTTGGCAAAGGGGCATACTTCTGGCAAGATGCGCCTAGCCGCGCTTGGGATTGGGCGCGGAAGCGCCATGGCGACAAGGCAGCAGTAGTGAGGGTACTGATCCATCTGGATACAGACAACTGCATTGACTTAGTCGATATCGGATGGGTTGGACAATTCAGGCAAGCCTATGCCGATCTTCGTGCTGTAGTCGAGGCCGTTGGGAAAAGCCTCCCGAATCAAACGATCACTTTTGCCCCAGGCGAACCACACCCGCTCGACAGGCGAGTCATTAATCACTTCATCGACTCCAGGGCTGTCCTGGGACAAGAGATTTTGGCAGTACGTGGAATATTCTTGGAAGGTGAGCCGTTTTATCCCGACTCAGCTCTCTATACGGAAGCTCATATCCAAGTAGCTGTTCGCCATCCTGACCTAATCTCAGATGTCGACGAGTTAACGCCTTAGTCCAGGGCTAGTCGGCGAATGGCCGGAGATACACTCATCGTATCCCCGTTCCATTGCTCTCGCGGTCGTGGGCACGCATTCTCGCCAACTCAGCACGAGCTTGACCAAGTTGCCGTTGGCGCAGCTCTTCCATCCAATCAATCAGTTCTTGATTTGGATTCCTAATAGCGGCTGACTTCCATTTCCCAAGGGAAGATTTTACTTCGGAGTCAAAGTGGTGCAAGGCATCAGCAAACGATTGGACGTTCGTCAGGCCTTCGAATACCATATCATCTTCCCATGTAGCATATGGCGCAGGGTACTCTGATGCAGGGAGAACACGAAAACGTAAGCCCGCTTTCTCTAGGGCATTAAATGCTTGCTGACTCTGCTCGGATGCATCCGCGTAGAGCGTAATAGGTTCGGGAATTAAGAGTTCCTTAGATCCTTTAAGGTGTTCGCCAATTCCGTTTGGTTGTATCTCTTTGTTGTCTAACTCACCCCCAAATCCATATGGTTGAACATACGATATCTTACCATAAAGGTCGATTAGCTTCTTATACTGTTCCTCAAAGACGTAAGTAGTTAATTGAAGTGGCTGGTAATAAGCGATAAACTGAAATTGTTTTTGATCAATTCGAACTAGAGTAACAGTGGTCTGCATCTCTAACCGGAGTGATGTGTCATCACTCTCTGGTGGAGTGATGTTGAGGGGATATGTCCAGACCGGACGATTTAGCTTAAGGTGTGCTAATTGGGCTTGGTTCCAGATTTTGGCTGTATCCGGGCGAGAGAGCACGGCGGCCTTGAATGCGTCAATGATCTCCGGCCTCTCTGGATAGAATCGTTCGATCCAGCGTGCGATTGCGCATTTAATTTCGTAGAATCGCACATTGTCTGCCGGCGGTATGCGATAGAGATTTCGGGCAAAAACCGAAAACACTTTAGTGCCAAGCAACGAGTGGACATCGATATCTTGACCTGATTTGAGGAAGCCCCATAGCCACAGAGCCAACAGATTACAAGCAAGCAATGAGCCATCAAAGTCGAGGATCCAGAGTGGTCGGCGCTGTCTCAGCTGGTTCTTGGCCTGGGCCAGAGTGATTGGCTCGTGGCCTCGAAGGTGGGCTTCGACTAGCAGATTGGTATTGATCGTCTGCGGCATTAGGCGTTCCGCTGTTGGACCCGATCCACAGGGTGCCCCCCGGTCGGTCCAGCTAAGACTAGGTTAAACTTAGTATCACTAGCAGGGATTATGCCACAGTTACTCTCTAACTGTAAGTGTGCTTGTCGGTTCTAAAACCCATAGGAATCCCCTCCCTAATGCTCGGCTTAGCCAACTCGCTCCTCTCCAGACTTCAAAGAACATACGTCAAGGCGTATTGTGGCCAGGTAAGTAGCGATACAAGGTCGCCCGCGAGATCCGCAGCGTCTGGCAGATTTCCGCGATCGAGTGCTGTCTCGAATCATAGAGGGCTCGGGCGATGGCGACCTGCTTGTCCGTCAGTGCTCGACGTCGTCCTCCGTTGCGGCCTCGGGCCCGAGCTGCTGCCAATCCTGCGCGAGTGCGCTCCCGAATCAGCTCTCTTTCAAACTCGGCGAGCGCTCCAAAAAAGTGGAAGGCAAACTTGCCGGCACTCGTCGTTGTGTCGATCTGTTCCGTCAGGCTCCGAAACCCAATCTGCCTTTCCTGGAGTAGGTTGATGAGTTCAATCAGGTATTTAAGGGAGCGTCCCAACCGGTCAAGCCGCCAAACAACTAATATGTCATTGGCGCGCAGGTAGTTGAGGGCTTTCTCTAAGCCTGGACGCTCTGCCTTCGCCCCGCTGACGGTGTCAGTGAAGATATTCTCACAGCCCGCTTGTTTTAGAGCGTCTTGCTGTAGAGCAAGTGTCTGATCTTCTGTGGATACTCGCGCATAGCCTACCTGCATACTCGATGAATTGTCTCAGAAAGCGTTCAAGAAAGCAAGCGGCGAGATGTTGAAATTGAGACGAGCCTTGCGACAACCCTGCAGATCAGGCGCCACAAAAGGACCGTGGGCGTTCGACATCTCAAAGCCGTTCGATTTCGAGACACAAAAAGCCACAATTGGGAACTTCGTTGTCAAAAGACAAATGAAGGAGGCACTCTAGCGAGCAGATTTGCGCCCTGCCGATGAATTCGGATTCTCTTGGTCCAAGTGAGCGAGATCGCCGGCATACTCTAGAATCCTTGAAGGTCGGCGGGGCGTTGCCACGAAAGTCCCGTCCAGCCGAGGAAAGACGTCCACCTTGGTGGCTGGCGTGAGCCCCAATATCCTACGCAGCCCCACTGGCACTGTGATCTGCCCTCTCGTACTCACTCGCACCTGCCAGCTACGGCCGGCTGGACGAGATACCATCCTGTTACGGTGCGTATTCATACAGTAGATATTGTATCGTAAACCGGCCTAATAAGCTAGTTGTTGTCTAAGTGCTAAAGAGGTGTTGCTCCATGGTCGACCGTTTTTGCGAGCAATGTTGGCAGGAAGTGCCGGCAGGCCAATTCCTTCGTTACCACCTGGAATTAGAATCGGCAATCCGTCGATAGCCACCAATAATACTTGGCGTCATCCCAGTGAAGCGTGCAAGAGGTCAACTGAATGGTGTTTCAGCAGGCCTAATCTCCTCCAGTTCCTGCAGTTTCGAACGTATCATGTCTTGATCCTGTAATGCAATCTTTGCCGTGCATTGAATTGGAATAGTGCGCTCGGGATAGTAGTTCATCCCCCTGGCATGCTCAAGTACCGCTGTATCGAAGCGTGGTGAAACCACTAGCAGTCGCTTTGACGCGTCCGACGCCATTGCCTGCCCAATTATTTGATTGACATAGTCATCTGCGAATCGGTAACCAATAGCCACGATATAGGTTGCGGCAGAGACTGCCTCGTAGAATTGATGGGCCAGCCAAAGGAATGGCTGCATCGCCTGTAACTTGTTGTCGACACCGAATATGAGCTCGTCTGATGTCTCGCCAGAAAAGAACTCCACGTCCGTTCGACCAAGGGCCGCGTCGCGATCATAGAGCAAGAGAGTTCGTGGGTCTCGGACCCAGCCAAACGATCCATGAAGCTTGTAGACTCGAACTATGTCGTTGCGGTCGAATTCCTTAGGTGTCCAGAGGCCATTTGAGAATCCCGTGGTGAATGGAAGGCTCTCGTAATGGAGGGCCTTTTCTAAGCACAGGTCGTAGTTCAGGGTGAATATTTGCGGCATGCATACATTGTCCGACCGTCGAGCCCAGGGACGTCGTAGCTGGAATATCTGGGCCAAATACTTAACCATGATTGGGTCATCTGGCGTTCGCAGCCACTCGTTCAAAGCATCACGGGCGAACTGGTTTAGGCGGTGAAATACACTCCCATCCCCACCCGGCGAAACCTTGTCTAACGACGAGTTCCATACTGCAACGTAGCCAGCGAGAGGATGAGTTGACCTGTTTTCCAGGAGTTGCGCAACGCGCAGCACCGTTTCAATATCGACAGAGCTCGACTCAAGGAATCCTTCGACGCCTCGCTGGAACGCTATACCTCCCACGATAAGCCCAAGTGCACGCTTTAGATCGATCTCGTTATCCTGTTGAAGTCTGAGAACCAACCTCTTCTGTAGTTCAACAGCGGATGGCAAGCCAGCATCCATGCTGGCGCCAGCACCGAGCAGCACCACGACAGGAAAAGGGCGTCGCGGCGAGGCAGGATCCATTAGATGAACCATACCCTCCGTAACACTGATAAGTCCCGAAGTTCGCCGAGATCGAAGCCGGCTTCAGCGAATCGCCCTAATAGCTCGGCGAGTTCCGCCGGATACTTTATGGTCACCGGCGATGCTTCAGCATTTAAGCTCGCCCAATTCATTGCCGAGAGTGCCAGAATATGGGTGCAGAGAACATCGAGTGGCGGAGCGTTTGCCGACTCGTACAACCGATTAATGTGCCACGGTCCCGAGTTAACGATCCTGCCAAAGGCGGAGCCGTCTGGGTCTTGTCCCGAGATTTGCAGCATGGCACGATGCGACCCTAACTGGATATAGGTACCTAATGGCGGCGTGCCAGTCTCATTCTGTGGATCAATTATCGCCATATAGTCGCCAGGGGCGAGCCTAAGCGCGACATGCGCCCGTACAATATCAGTGCTCACGCTTCGAATACACGTCTCAATTACCTCAAGCTCTTCCTTGCTAGCCTCCTTCCGCATGTGGAGTACGAGATTAACTGGAGTTCCAAACCGATCTCGCCATTCGGTCAATGAATCGGTAACCGTCGACCGCAATGCTTGCAGATAGGTAGCGCGATCGTTGGCAGGCTTGGACAGCGTTGTGCCTAGATAAGTTCCGTTATGCGCGAAAATACTGGCAAACGCATACAGCCGTGATTGACCAACAGTCGCCCGATTGATTCCCACGACCAACGTGTCATCACTTAGCCCTGATTCCACTGCCCAAGGTTGGCCACCCATCTTTGCAAACATAGCAAGCGCTATGTTTGCAACTGACCACTGAAAAGTCTCGGCTCTCTCCAGAAGCTCCTCAGTTACCACTTGGGTTGGAATGTTCCGGACTAACAAGGGAAACTTACTGGTCAAATAGGGATTACCAGTTTGGTCTGTTCTTTCTGTCTTTTTGTGAATAACAAGTGCAAGGTCGATGTCCAGGTGGTTGGTAGCGAGGTACTTCTCAATTGCCGATCGATATGCAGTAGCCGCATGATCATGGGGCATGTTTTGTACTGAAAAAGGTTGAAGTCTTTTGACAGCTCCAGCCGATAACTGAACACGCAATAGGCTCTCCGTACCTCTAAACGGTCCAACCCCGTTCTTCAGGGCAAGGAATAGTTGGTTGGCCTTGTCTCGAAGTTCGTCTGGAAAGACAAAAAGAATCCGTGGTTCCTTTGGGCAGTCACCGACACTGTATGGGCCGGCTACTCGAAGTCCAGAAAGTGCACTCGCGAATCTTTGATCGTTGGCAAAGAGGTAGCTTGGGCGCGGAAGACGCTGATAGGTGAATGCCGGCTGAATCACGGCGAACCTCGTGCGTAAACCTCAAGAGGCTGTGTTCGAAGAAAGTACTGGATGTCGCTATGAGGCCACTGCAAAGCGAATCTCTCATATGTTGAAATGGAATTGAGCCAATTTCGTACATACCCGAGCTGGTCAGAGATCCAGCGTCGATTCCGTTGACCGTCGCGCCGCGATCGGTAGCTGGCGACCTGCAGCGCTCTTCGTATTCGGGTGGCTGCCTCAGGATCGCCAATCAATGCACAGTAGTGCGATAACACTGATTGGCTTGCCGGAATCTGAATATCTGGCCGCGGCAAGTCGATTATTTGGTCGTCCACCGCAACTCGAATTTGTGTCGCAGACCTTCCTTCAGCGACTAAAACGGCCGATACGAAGCGGCCGTCGCGCTCAACGGTGACTCTCTCTTGCAGCGCCGCACGTACCAACCTGGGATCCCTTTGCACTTGTTTAGAAAACGCCATGCGCACTCTGGTCGTAATGAAGAATCCGAATAGCCGCCGACCTTGTGCTGTGAAGTGATCCACTCTGATATCTACGCCTCGATGCATTACTACTAGATCAGGCACGCCCTCGCTTACCACCTCATCGGGCCGATAGCAGAGGAGGCCAACCCGCTCATGCACGACTTTGCGTCCCAATCGCTCAAGGGCAGCTGCCAGCGATTCTTGCAACAACAATTTCACGACATAAGGGCTTGCTGTGTTAGCGTGGACGAGTTCGGTAGTGTAGCTTCTTAGGTCAGCCGGAGCAGTGCCAATCAATACGGCCTTAGTGGGCTGGCTAGGATGATCTATGGCTGGAGCAGACCAACTGAGTTCCCCTGCACACAACTTTTCATTCTGAGTCAAGGTGCGTGTAAGAAATGGGAGAGGGCCAACCGGCAAGGCGATAGGGAAGAAATTTAACTGAAGCGATTCAGTTTGCACCCGCCCTCACACAGTAAGAACGCGACTTCTGAGCAGTCCAGCCATACGTTGGAATGCACTGAAACATTACTTGACATTATCATCGGCCGATGAACTGACACAGCACTACAAATACGTCCTATTGCAGTGCATATCGAAGCTCGCTAGCCGTGATCCAATCCTCGCCCTGTCGCAGCCGATTCATCCAGTCTCGAACCAGCTTCCACTGATCTGGATGATGAAGCCAGAAGTTGCCTATTCGGTACTCACTTCGCTTGGCGTACAAATACAGCACCGGTAGGCGTTCGGGCGATTCGGGATGACGACGCTGCTTGACCCGCTGCCATGAGTGTGCCGCCTCTGTCTCGACCGATAGCGCTATTCCATACGCTCGCCCCTGTTCGACGATCAACAGATCTACACCATTCAGGTCAAGTTCTTCCGAGCGGACGACTATTGGGTAGTGTTCTCTTAGCATCAGGTAGAAATGATGCTGGCGAACAAGTGCTGGATAGGCTCTTGAGGCTCGAGCAACAACAGCAGGATTGTTCCCCTGGTCCATCAACGCAGCCACCGCCCCGGCAAACACATCCTGTTCTGGAACGACGCACGAGCGAGCCAGGTTCCAATAGATTGCCGCCATGTTTGGGAACGCTGCGTTCTCCCAACTTCGGGCACGATTAGGCAGAAATCGGAGAGGCAAAGTTGCCAGCCTCTCCTCCATTTGCAATCGAGCCGTGCGAGGATCAAGCGCGGCGTTTCCAGTGATCACTCAGATCATCCCAAACGACCAACAATCCGGCCACAAGACCGAACTGCGGCCACATTCTTACTTGTCATTGCGACTGGAAGACATGCTCCGGATTGTACCACTTCCTCGCCTGCTCGATAATGTTTCGGCCCACCGAACGCGACTAAGTGGCAAACTCTTACGCGGCGATCTCCTCTACCTTGATTTCAAGTCTCGGGTTCTTTTTGTCGATTCGACTGCAAGTCGTGGCTTCCCAAACGATGCCGAAGTGATCATCAGGTATGATGACACCCTTCAACGCGTCGATATAAGGCTTATCGCAAACATTGTCACTGTCAAGCGGCCGATCTTTAAAGTACACAGTAATTCGAATGCTCACCGGACCAGTCAAGCGCCGTGGATTGAGCTTAGCTAAGGCATCCCGGACAAGTTCATGGACGCGGTCTGTTTCTCCTCGCCGAACCGACCAGTGCGCACGGCCATTTACCTTGTTCCAGCTTATAGGTCGTTCACCAATCAGAGTTATGATCATTAGGTAGCTTGAGCGATTGTACCCCATGGGGTGCCACTAGCAAAAGGGGGCTTTTTGTGGCGAAGTCAGCTTCTGAGTGCTGGAGCAATGTTACTGATCATCCTCTAGTCCGACTGTAGGGGGTGCCACGAGCGTAGTCGTAAGTTGGATCTTGTCCTTGTGCGAATAGTAACGGCGATAGTACTCTCCCATCACGTCGCGCAAGTCCTCATTGAACTCGGGAACAGGAAGCGTGTCGATCTCGAGAGCCTTATTTGTTCCAACTTTTACCAAGGCGTGTTGATCTGGCAAATCCATTATGCGTTGCTGCCAATCCTGCTCTTGCTCGATTGGACTGGGCGTGTAACCCTCCGATCTGGACACGTAATGCCCGATCGAACCAGCCTGAATCTTGGCATCGAGATGGCCGGCCCCGAAGGTAATTCTAGTGTGCGTGTTCTGGAGTGCTCCCACCAATCGCGGATTGACTGCCTGAGAGAACGATTGGTGCGCGGCATAGATGAACAACCCGTGTTGGCGGGCCATATCAAGTAAGGTCATCAGGCTCTGCGGGCTGTGGCGGACCATCTCAGCAAACTCGTCGACGATGAGAAAGTGCGGTGGGAGGATCTTGCTGTTAGGTCGACGGCTCAGAGTCCCCACCTCGAATCCGTGCATCAATAGCCCGGCAAGAAGCTGTTTGTCCTTTTCTGAGACAATGCCACCGAGATTAATTAGAAACGAGACACCCTGGTCCATTAACGTGCGAAACTGTAGGATATTCTCCTTCTGCCCCAGACAGTACTTCAAACGCTCTGTAACGGCAAACCAGTAGGCACGGCGAATCGCCGACCCCCCGATCTCGTACTGCTGGTCCAATCGCAACCGGTTCCAATGCTGCGTCCAAAAGCTTCGCACCACTTCATCTACGGGGGCTTTCAACCACTCACTGCGGCTAGAAGGATTTGAGAGAAGCTCGTAGAGATAGTAGATTGGCAGCCGGTTAGCATAGAGCACTCGTAGTCCTGCATCGATGAGTTGGTCAAAGACCGAGGTGCCAGTCTGAGCCACGTCCTCGTGAAGCTCGGGAAACGCTCGCTTTAGCGCCTCGATAATGACACGGATTAGCTCGTCCTGATGGATCCACCTGTTGTCGAGGATGTTCATCTTGAGGTAATGTGGATGGGCGCTGAAATTGATCACGATCAGCTTCTCGAAGGCATCGGGACGGTCAAAATAGCGTTGATGCTTTAAAGTGCGAAGGATATTCCAGAATGCTCCGCCCCGTGGATCGACATAGCTGACTGCCTGTCTTTGGGCGAATAGTTGATGCCAAACGCTTTCCAGTAGTTTTGTTTTGCCTTTGCCGGGGGCACCCAGGCAGTGCCACATCGATTTGACCGCTCGCTCGTCCAATTCCAGATAATGGTGGAGCCAACCAGAAGGGTTTAGAAGAGGAATCCCAGGGATCAGGTTTGAGTGGGAGATCCGCCCCAGCCGAACCTTTAGTCGCGCCATCGCTCGGGTAGTAGCGAAACCACCTCCCCTCCTGGTTGGAGCCAACGCTTAGCAAAGAAGAAGACATCAGGATCATCGGTTCGTAAACCAAAATAGAATCGGGCGTTAAGGTCTCGACGGCCAGTTTCCTCCAACAGCTTTTTCGCGAGTTGGGCGAGGACATTCTGGCGTTTCTCGGTATTGCAAACCCAAACCGACAGAAGACTGACGGTACCAAAGGCGGCAGAGTACCGTGGCGAGTTCATCAGTTGCAGATAGGCTTCGATTCGATGGCGGATCGATCGATAAGATGGGGCATAAGGACTTTCAGTGAGAGGAATCGTCTCCTTGTCTCGCTCAAGCGCGAAAGCCCCATTTCGTGCTGGCGACTGCCAGATCTTCAGCCAGGCGTCTGGGATGACGCCGTCTACCTTCATTCGTCGCAGTATCTTTTCGCTACGAAACTGCAGATGAAGGTGGGGATAGTGTCGAATAAGTCTGTGAGCAAAGACAATCAGGTCGTTGGCTTGGAGAGTGTGAGCGCTGCCTTGGTTGTCGGATGGCAGAATCAGATCGGCCCGCGATATCCCAGTTCGGACAAGATATCGATAACCCTGGGTGGATAGTTTGTAACCGTAGCGGGGGCTGCCAGCAGCTCGTTTCTGGTGACTGGTCCAGAGATCTGTTCGCCAAATGTTGGTGTGTTCCAAATAGCCGTCCCTCTCAAGGGGCCGAATATGTCGTGTGTGGGTCGTCTTCCATGAACCTTGAGCGAAATAGCAGTCGTTAATCTGGTGAATATCTGCTACGCCGAGTCGGCCGATGAGCTCCAGTAGTTTCGTCTGAGTTAAGTCGATTTGCATTACGTGACCAACGGGGGTGGGCCTATCCATATGGATAATTATCACACGACCGCCGGGTTAGTAGAAAGACTGCTTTATGACTGTGTAAAGTCATTGGCATACCCAAGCAATTCTCCAGAAACGATTGTGGCGAATGGATGGGCCAATCTGCGTCTACTGAGGTCAAAATGTTGACTGATATCGTCGCCCTCAACCCAACGCCATTTTTACCTATGGTACTGAGTAACAATTGTGTTCGCGTCTATCACTAGTTCAATCTAGTGCTTAATCGACTGTTCAATGTGGCCCATGTGCTAGGGCTGACTAGAGGATTTCATATGGTCTATTAGGTGAATCGAAAGAGGTTCCGCTCGCCAAAGGTCGTCCACTAAATGCCCGAAGCAAATCTAATCCAGCTATAGTTCAGTCCATTGCGCAATTGCCAGTTCAGGCGGCTTTCTTTCGGGTGATGGGCCATCGGCTAAACACTGCTAGAGCTTGCTTGGTGCCACAGTCCGGGCAGATCAATGTCCGATTGTCGATTCGTGACAGCGCCGGATGAGCGCTAAAGCGGGTATAACAAAGTGGGCAAACCCGAGCTGGTAGTCTATTGCGTCGATTCGCTTTCATTTCAGACAATCAGGACTCCTTTCGGACAGCCGGCTCAAAGTCCCCTTCTTCTGGATTAAAGACCATCAGATCTTCGCCAAATAGGACTTGTGCCCGGGTTTGGGCGTGGACGTAGTAAAAGCCAAATGCAGGAACTTTGACAGCGCAATACCTGACCAAGGCGATCCGTCCGGATTCGGTATCAGGATACACCGGGCTTTTCGGCGTGCCCTCGGTAGTTGTCTCATAGAGGCAGATTCCCATCTTACTCTTCGGAATATTGGTGAAGTCCGGCATCATCCAGCTCTCAACTTCATCTTTGGTGTGGCCTTGGGCGAGGAGATCTCGAATCTCCCGATCTGTGTAATAGTTGCGGGGCAAGAGTGGGATACTCTCTCCCATACTATCTTGAGGGTGCTGCCAGGTAAGGGGCACTCGACGGAGTTCACGGTTTGGCATGAACAGAAGCTTAGTGCGGCCGGTCTTGGGGGAATTGTTGGGGTGACTACTCATTAGCTCAAATCAAGCTGACTTGCTTGCCTCCTTTGGTTCAAGTCGCTTAAGCCCAGCGATAGTGTCAAAGTCTGTGTCGTAGGAGTACAGATTGTCAGCACTGGCCCGTTGCATCGAGGCGACAATTAGGGCGTCAGAAAAGTCGAGAGTAGATGAAGAATAGAGGTCAAGCGCCCTAGTTACAGCACGCTTGTTACCGACATTAAAGCCAGGTAGCCGAAGAAGTGGGAGGAGCAAGCTCCTTACCTGTGGACGCTGGACGTTGTAAAGCCGAACAGAGGAAAGTACATAGACTGCGTCGGCGATGACCGTGTCTGGAGCTGATAGAGTAAGATCACCGTCTTCTACTGCTTGAAAGAGCTGGGCCGCTTCTGCTTGTTTGACGGGATCATCATTAGTCAATAGTCGAATTATTACATCGGTGTCAACGAATGGATTAGCCATAGTCTTATAGTTTCCCCGCTTTCAACTTATCCTCGCGGGCGATCTGGCGAACTTCCTGCCAAGTGAGCGGTGTTTTCAGAGCACCTGCTGCGCCGCGGACTGAGGCAACTGTAGGGTAACGCGTGGTTCTGAGATTAACTTCTCCACTCTTTGCAACGGCAAAGGTCAGCTTGTCTCCCGGATCGATGCCTAGCTGTCGGCGCACGGAAACTGGGATTGTGATCTGGCCCTTACTAGTAACGGTTGAGTCGATCTCCCCCACTTCTGCTTGATTTGGCACACGATGAAACATAGGTAAGGACAGTATATCCTACTCCTTACTTATTGTCAAGTATTAGCCAGTAAGTATGCTTACTCGTGTGTGGCAAATGAACCAAGAAGTTTTCTGGTTCCTACGATCTCGTCTCCCCTACTTCATTATTTCCATGAGCCAACATCCTGGCCAGGTCAAACATGATCTCCGGGTTGAGAATACTACTTTGGTGCTGTACAGCCTCTCTCGGCCTGGGACGACCAGACCTTGCTCCACCAGCAGATTCAGGTCGCGATCGAGGCGGAGAAGCGCGACGGCCGGCGGCGGCATTTCGCCTATCCCTGGCACGTCGTGGCCCAGAGCAATCCCGCCTACGGCCGATTCGTCGAAGGCGAGCGGGAGCGGCTCGGGCCGGAGCACCCGATGTTCACGACCCAGTTTGAGCTGCGGCCGCTGGGCCAGGAGGCCGGGCTGTTTACCCGGGCGATGGTCGAGGCGATGCGCGGGACGCACCGCCGGAGGGAGCGGGCCGAGGGCGACGGGACCTGGGTGGCCGGGCTGGACGTGGCCGGGGCGAGCGAAGAACCGACCGGGGTGTCGGGTATCGGGTTTCGGGCTTCCGGGGATGGAGAACGGGGGGCGGGAGGCGAGGCTCGAGTGTCGGTGGACGAGGGACGGGCGGGGAGTGATGCCGCGGTACGGGAGCGGGCGCCGCGGCGGGATTCGACGGTGCTGACGATCGGGCGGGTGGAGTGGGTGGAGGTTGGGCTGGACGATCGGGAGCCGGTGGTCGAGGTGGAAGGGGTGTACTGGTGGACCGGGCGGAGCCACGAGGGACAGCGGGCGGAGCTGGCGACGCTACTTCGCCACGACTGGCACGTGAGCAAGCTCGCGATCGACAAAACCGGCATCGGCGCGCCGTTAGCCGAGTTTCTGACGCTGTCGCTGGGCGAGGACGTGGTCGATTCAATCGCGTTCTCGGCGTCGCGCAAGTCCGAGCTGGGCTATCAGCTGTTGGCCGCCGCGGGCGGCGGGAGGTTGCGCTGGTACGCTCACGGCGCCGACGATCGCGAGGCGACGGAGTGGTGGCACGAGGTGGAATGCGCCCGCCGCGAAGTGACCGGTAACCGGCAGATGCGCTTCTACGTCCCGGAGACGAGCGGACACGACGACTTTCTCAGCTCGGTCGCGCTCCTGGTCGAGGCGGCCAAGTCCTCGACTGGCCCCGCTGTGTCGGCGGTGATCGCGGCGACGGACCCGGATCGGGATTGGCGGATGCGGTTTCGGGATTGAGCGGCAGTGGGACGGAACGAATGGGTGCTAGGTGCTAGGTGCTAGGTGCTGGGTTCTAGGGTACGGGTTCTGGGGGACGGGTTCTGGTGACCGGGGCGTTGGGGAACGGGGTTTAGGGGGCGGGTGAGCGATGGGTTTTCGGGATCGGTTGCGGAGGATTGTCTACGACGAGCCGGCTGCCGCCCCGGGCGGCCCGAGCGTGGCGGTGCCTCGTTCTGCTGATTCGGCAGGCTCGTCGAGTTTTTTCGTGTCCAACGATGGGAAGGTGGGCGCGGCGCTGGCCGACGTCGCGGAGCAGGTGAACCCGCAGGCGTTCAGCCAGAGCATTATCGACGAAGACCGCGGCTGGCGCTCGCTGATCTCGGGCGGGATGCGCGAGCTGACCTGGGCCCAGATCATCGAGAACCTGAACAATGCGACCGACTATTACCGGACGAATCCGCTGGCATTCCGGTTGGTACAGCTTCAGGTGGACCACGTGCTCGGCGACGGGATGCAGCTGAAGGCGGCGGACCCGAAGGTTCAGGCGGAGATTGACCTGTGGTGGCATCACCCGCTGAACGATTTGGGGCTGCGGCAGTTCACGCTGATGACGGCGCTGTCGCTCGACGGCGAGATCTTCGTCACGGTCCACACGAATCCCTACGACCTGACGAGCTACGTTCGGCTGGTGCCGGCGGCACTCATCGATCGGATTGAGACGAACCCGGACGATCTGGAAGACGAGCTGAAGTACCACCAGACCGCGCAGCCAATGACGCCGGACACGTTGATGCGGATGCCGAGCGCGCTGCAGGCCGAGGGACGGTGGTGGGACAAAGGCGATATGTTCCATTTCGCGGTCAACCGCCCGGCGGGCGTTGTCCGCGGAATGAGCGACCTGGCGCCCATTCTTCCCTGGCTGCGACGGTATCGCGATTGGCTCACGGACCGGGTACGGCTGAACAAGTACCGGACGGCGTTCGTCTGGCACGTTCAGATCAAGGGGGCGGATCGGCGGGCGGTCACCCAGCGGATGGCCGAGCTTGCCGTCCCCCCGCCACCCGGCAGCGTGATCGTGAGCAACGAGAACGAGACGTGGACGGCGGTGCTGCCGCAGATTCAGGCGCCGCAGGTTGCCGACGACGGCCTCGCCATTCGGCTGATGATCGCGGCGGGAGCGGGCGTGCCACTGTACTTCCTCGCCGAGGCCGAGCGGACCGCGCGGGGGACCGCCTCGGAAATGTCGGCGCCGACGTACCTCCATTACCGCGAGCGGCAGCTCTTTTTCGGGAGCGTGATGCGGACGCTCGCGGTCGAGGCGCTGCATCGGCGCGGCCTTGTCGACGTGGGAATCGACGACATCACGGCCGAGTTCCCGGAGCTGGACCCGGACGCGAGCCTGCAGGTGGCGCAGGGGATCGAGAACCTGACCGATTCTTTGGCGATTGCCGTCGATCGGCAGTGGGTGACGAACGAGGAGGCCTCGCGGGTTTTCCAGCACTTCCTCGGCGAGGTCGCGAGTCTGCCGGGCGCGGACCCGGGCGCGGGGCCGTCAAGCGGCGCGGCGGGGCCGACGACGAGCTGGCGTAACGCGAGGGCGCGGCGGCGCGCGGGACCGTTGCGCGGCCCGGACCCGCTCGACGAGCGCGACCCGCGTTTCGCCGAGCCGAAGCCGCCACCCTACCCGGGGCGGGGGACGGTCGTGCCGGATCCGACGGTGCGGGTGTGACGTGGGATGGGTGTCGGGTGTCAGGTATCGGGTGTCGGGGGCGGGGTCGGGCCTCACCCCCTCGCTCCCTCTCCAGCCTGGCTGGAGAGGGGGAACTGGCAACGGGCGGCGAATAAGCGGGGACGCGCGTCTTCCGCCTCTCCCAGCGGGAGAGGCCGCCTGCGGGCGGGTGAGGGAGGGGACTAACACCTGGAACCTAGAACCTGGGGAGGTGGGGTAGAGAGGGGGAGAGCACCTGGAGAGGTGGGGTGGCGGGGAAGGGGAGCACCTAGAACCTGGGGACGTGGGGCAAAGGAGGGGCCTAATGGCTCGGGGTGAGCGTAACGCGCGGTTTGACGATCGGCGGCCTTTCATCGATCCGTGGTTTGCGAGCTCGCCGGCGGGGACGAGTGTCTTTGCCGGGCAGATGCCCGGCTACAGTCAGCCGGACGCGATCGACCCGACGGGCTATAGCCTTCGGGATTTGGAGCTGCCGGGGAGGCTCGCCGACGGGATGATTCCCGACGACGTGACCGCGCCGCTGGGGCCGCCGCGAGTGATCGGCACGCCGCCGCCCGGGGCGATTGGGACGCCGGGCGATGCGTTGCTGGTGGGTACCCTGGCGCCCAGCTCGTACGGGCAGGTGCACGGGCCGGTGCCGGGTGGCGCGTTGGCTGATGAGAGCCGGGTATACGGGCCGGCGCTGGGGGGCGTTCCCGGCAGCTTTGCGCGGCCGGGCGAGGTTGCGCGGAAGGAGGACCTGGGGATGAGACCGACGGGCCTTGGCCCGCGCTCGAACGGTGAGTACGTGGGGCCGCACCACGCGCAGGGCGCGGCGCCGCTGGAGTACCAGGGATCGGGGGTGAGCCCGGAGCATCTGCAGAGCACGATCGAGACGGGGATCGACGTCTACGGCGGTTATCAAGGGATACTGAACCCGGGGCTGCGCGGCGGCCGCGGCGCGTACGGCGCGATCTACGACGGACGTGGGGATCGGGATTTTGCGCCGATGGAGCGCTCGGGGAGCGGCGGCGATTTCGGGCCGGCGGCACTATCGGCGCAAGGGCGGCCGCTGTTCCGCGAGGTTGATCCGGGCGACGAGTACGACCAGGGCGTTGACCCGGACGAGGAAAGCGGCTGGCGCCGGCCCAGGCGGGCCGCGGGCTCGGTGTACGAGCTGGGCTACGTGCCGCCGGCGGCGTTCGAGGGGAATCGGTAGATCGGTGCGAGGTGCTAGGTGCTTGGTGCTAGGTTGTGGGGAACGGGTATCGGGTATCGGGTATCGGGTGTCAGATAAGCCACTGTCTCCTGACACCCGATACCCGATACCCGACACCTGAACCCCAGTACCCAGCACCTAGCACCTAGCACCTAGCACCTAGCTCCGTGGGGCGGGGAATCGGGAGGGTGGAGTGACGATTGGGACGGTGGTGCGGGAGGCGACGTTGACGGAGCACGAGCGGTCGCTGCTGCCGGACGCGGAGTTCGCGGTGCCGGAGAAGCGGGTGCTGCCGATTCACGACGAGAGCCACGCGCGACTGGCGTGGGACATGCTGGACCGCACGGGCGGGCTGGAGGACGGCGAGCGGCGCGACGCCCGGCACCGAATTGCCCGGGCGCTGCATCGGTTCGGGGTGAAGCTGGGGCACGGCGTCGAGGAAGAGGCGCATCGGCAATTGAACGTCGGCGGCTTTAGCTCGACCGGGGCGGCCGCGGGGCAGGTCGCCGATCGGGCGCTCGAGGCGGTTGTCGTGGACGAAACGCATCGGCTGGTCGAGGTGACAATCGCGCGGCCGGGCGTGAGCGAGAACGGGTACGTGTACTCGGACTCGGTGCTGCGCGAGGCGACACCGCTGTGGAACGGGGCGCCGGCGTTTCTGGATCACCCGACGGCGCTGGACCTGACGCGGGCTGGCTCGCGCAGTCTTCGGGATCTCGTCGGGGTATACGAGGGCGCGCGCTACGAAGTTGGGCGCGGCATTCGCGCTCGGCTGCGGTTGAGCGAGAACGATCACGGCGTCTTTCAGACGATCCGGGAAGCGCTGTCGGCGTCGAGCGCTGGTCACCCGGCGCCGCCGATCGGGATCTCGGCGGATTGGAAGCTGCTGCGGTCGCCGAGCAAGGCCGGGGGCAAAGCCAGGTTCGACGTGCACGCGGTGGTGTCGGTCAACTCGGGCGACCTGGTCATTCGGCCGTCTGCTGGCGGGTCGTTTGATCGCATTCTGGAAGCCCAGCAGGCCGAGCGACCGGCCGAGGTCGATTATACCGGGTGGGGGCTAGAGGACGAGGGGGTGGGTGTCGGGTTTCGGGTGTCGAGACAGGACGGAGGGGTGTCGGGTGTCGGGTTTCGGGTGGTGGGGGACGCGAGAGGAGGGAATGGCGTGACCGGGCAGCTTGGTGTGAGCGCGGTGGTCGGCGACGTTCGCGAGGGGCAGAACGCGCAGATTCAAGGTTCGACCGTGGTTCAACCGTCGGCGGGGTCGAGGGACTCCCTCACCCTAACCCTCTCTCAAGGGGAGAGGAGGCCAGACGGGGCACGCGGAGTGGGGAACGGGTTGGACGCGGGGTTTCAGTCGGCGGTGCAACGGGCGGTCGAGGCGGCGATGGCGCCCATGCGCCAGCAGATGGCCGCGGCGCAGCTGGAGTCGCGGTTGGCGGCGAGCGGCTTGCCGTCGGCGGCGCAGGCGCACGTGCGCCAACAGTTCGCGGGTCGGGTGTTCGAGGCGAGCGAGGTGGACGGCGCGATCGCCGGTTTGCGCGGGCTACTCGGCGACGTGTTCGGCCAACGGGCGATTCGGGGCGTTGGCGCGAGCATCCTCGATCCGGGCTACGTGCAGGGCACGACGGCGCTCGACAAGGTGCAGGCGGCGTTTGATCGGCTGTTCGGGCTGGACGTGCCGTCGCACCTGACCGGGATTCCGCGGCTGACCGGGATCCGCGAGGCGTACGTTTTGATCACGGGCGACAAGTTCTTCACCGGGAATTACCACTGGGAAGAGTCGATCGTCCGTGAAGCGAACGAGGTCACGACGTCGGTTCTCTCCAACGTCGTGCTCAACAGCATGACCAAGCGCATTGTCCGGGACTATCAGGCGCAGCCGAAGTGGTGGGAGCCGTTCACGATCAAGGTGCCGATTCTGGACATGAAGCAGCAGAACCGGATCCGGTTGAACGACTTTGCGTCGCTCTCGACGGTGAACGAAGACGCGAGCTACACGAACGCGGCCTGGGGCGACGCGCGTGAAAACTACACGCCGTCGAAGTTCGGCAACCTGGTTGTGGTGACCCTCGAAAGCGTAACGTGTAATTGCAGGTAGGTGACCTCTCGCCGTGGCTGGCGAGCGCGAGGAGTGGCTAGTATGGAACGAACGTCAGGATTCGACTGCGGATCTGGATCTGGGCGAGCACCTGGTGGATCAGCCGAACGACGGCGGGATCGGCGGGGTCGATCTCGATTGAGCGAAGATCGGCGAGGGCACGATCGCGCTGAGCGCGGCGCAGCTCGGCGGAGCTCGCACGTTCTAGCGCGCTGGCTAACGTCGCCCGCTCTAACTCGGCTCGTTGACGCTGCTGCTGCATGTCCTGCAGGCCCTGTCCGTACCGCTCGAGCGAAATTACTCCCTGCCGATAGGCCTGGTCCCATCGTCGTTCCTCGCCACTCAGACGCGCGATGGCCTCGTCGACGCGCGCCAGGTCCGCACGGATTGGCTGGTGCGGATCGTCCTCATCGCCGGCCGCGGCGCGTTCGATGAGCCGCGGATCGGAGAGGACGGCGTGTAGCCACTCCTTTACCGCAGTGCAGAAGGCGTCGATCGGGATGTAGTTGCGCTGGCAGTAGGTGCCACTCGATACCGAATAATGGGAACAGACCAAGTATTCGTAGTGGCGGACGCGCCCATCAAGATTAGCCTGCTTGTCGTGGCAATACCGCATACTCGGAGCAGCCTCGCCGCGATCGAGACAGTACCCGCAGACGGCGAGGCCACTCCAAAGGTAATCGCGCCGGCGAAGGCGGGGGGCCACCTTGCCGCGTGCGGTGAGAATCTCCTGAACGCGAAGCCACTCCTCCCACAAAATGGCCGGTTCGTGGACACCATCGACAAGTAACCCTGGCTGCTCGCGCGTGCTCTTGCGGCGCCGCCGACCATCCTGACTCAGGGTGAAGCGATAGCGGGCGACTTTGCCGGCGTAGAAGGGATTGCGGGCGAGGCTGACCACGGCCTGGGTCGACCAGAGACCACCGCGGGCGCTAGGGATCGGAGCACGCGTGCCGCCCGGATTGTCGGCGATGCCGTTGAGCCAGCGCATCACGTAGACGCCCGTCTTTCCGTCGAGGAGCATCCGAAAAATGCGCTGGGCGACGGGAAAGGTCTCTGGATCGGGAACACGCTTTTTCGGGATCTTCCCGTAACCATCGGGTGTCACGATGTCGCGATAGCCGTAGACCGGCGTCCCCTCGGCGTGCCAGCCCTTCTTCGTGCGTCCCTCCATCCCGAAGCGGTGGAAGTTGCTGAGCTGGTTGACGTAGGATTCGGACTGTGCGCCGGCGATCGCCTCCACCCAGAGGCGGGTGCTGTCGGACCGCGGGCGCCAGCTGCGCGGGTCGTGCGGCTCGACAGGCATTTCGAGCGCGTAAATCTGGACGCCGCGCTCCTTCAGATAGGCCGACACCTGCTGCTGGAGCGTCGAGGTCCGGGCGAGACGGTCGTAGTTGCGGCAGATCACCAGGTCGATCCGTCGGGCGTCGGCGAGGTCGCGTAGTTGGCGATAGGCGTCGATCTGCTCCAGCGCCTCGTGCAGCCAATTGAGCGAGCGTGACTGGCCGGGGATGACGAGTGGCTCGGCAACCTCGGACCAGCCGCGTGCTTCGATGATCTCGCGGCCGCGGCGCAGCTGGTACGGGATGGATTCCTTCTCATCGCCGGCCAAATCGGCGACCTGGGCCGTGGAGCTGACGGCGGCGAGGATGACGCAGCGAAAGGCAGGCATGCCTAGTGTTCGCGGCCCGACCAGCGGACCACGCCGACAATACGGGTGTGCTCGTCGACCTGAACCGTCTCATAATCTGACTGATTTGGCTCAAGAAAAAGATCAGCGCCGCGTCGCCGCAGTCGCTTGATAAGCATTTCACCCTCGCGTTCAGCAACCACAATATCGCCAGCACGCGGGTCCGCCGACGTATCGACCACGACGACTTCGCCGCGGTGAATGTCCGGTTCCATACAATCGCCGATCACTCGAACGGCAAGAAACTCGTGCTCACGCGCTTCGGCCTTCGGCAAATAGGCGACCACTTCGTTCCCAACGCCTCCGGCGCCAGCCGAAACCGTGACATTCGGAACAATCGGAACCAGCACTGGCTTTACCTCTGCTTCAACTTCTAGTCGTGCGAGGAGTTCGCGAGCCAGGTCAGCCGTCGACATTTCGTGAGTTGCCTGGCCAGGGGTAATGTTATAGCCAGCCGCGTCAAGGAACCTCTCAGGATCGATACGGAGCACCTTTGCGACCGCAGTCAGACGGTCACGCTCGGGCTTTTCTATTCGACCCGTTTCCACGACCGATAGCCAAGGGCGCGGGACCTGGGCATATTGGGCCAACTGCCCTTGCGTCAGCCCGCGTTTCTCCCGATATTCCCGAATAAGGTTACCCAGACGACTATGGCGAGGCATACCACCTGTTCCCTTGTGTGGTGTGCTAACAAGTTAGCAGATTTTGCTAGAAGTGGTTGAAACCTGCCTCAAATAGGTATTGCATTCGCTCGCACTATCTGCTAATGTACTAGCACACACCGGAGGGGCAGATGCTTCTAGAGCGACTGATCGAACGCCAGCGCAAAGACGAGCTGACTGACGAGGAGTTCGCGGCGGTCCTGGGCGTTTCGCGCCAAATGTGGCAAAAGACGCGGACCGAGGAGCAGCGCATCGGCGAGGCAATCCTACGTGGCGTTACGCGGGCATATCCCGAACTCCAGCCGCTCGTGCTTCTTTTTTTGCAATCAGATGTGCCTGAACTTGCAAGCACCGTGCGTAAGAGCGCAGGCTCAGACCGATGAGATCCAACTTGCCGGCAAAGAATGTCTACATCTTCCTCGACGAGCAGCCGCCGGCCGACGTCGTCGCCGCGGCAACGCGAGGTGAGTGCTGGCTGATCGTGGGAAATCGGCCGCGAGACGTCGAGCGTTGGGGACGGGCCCTTGCCCAATATGCCGACGCAAAGATGGAAGAGAACGCGCGTCAGGTCGAGGCGCGGGCTGAAGAAATTATCGCTGTAGGAGGGAAGGGGTGACGATCGTAAACCTTGCCGCTCGTCGTCGAGCGCTCGCGGAGGAACTGCTCGTCGAGGCGCAGGTGCTTGCGAATGAGCGCGGCCACCAGGACATTGCGGCGCTCGTCCTTCGTGCCTGTGTGCTTCTCACAAGTCCTGATCCCGAACCGGTCGCGAATGTCGTGCCGCTTCGGGCTCGCGCGAAACTCGCGGCCTAAATATTTAACCGCCCGACGTCTGGTACACGCCGAGCGGCAATCAATGAGATTCCGTGGGAGGGAACCTCATATGTCAAGTCTATCACGGCTCTTGGATTTGCGCGAGGAAGTCTCCGTCCGGCTGGCGGAACGACGGCGCGCGGTGGCTGACGGTTTTCCCGATCGACTGGGAATGATCGCGTTCGACGAGGAGCTGCTCGCGAACGTCGATCGACGGATTGAGCAGGTTCGGGCGCCAAAGGCGCTAGGGCTGGTGGCTAGATGAGCGTTTTTTTTCGATTTATCGCCCCACCCCCACGCGAACAGGCTATCGGCGTCCTTCCTGATGCGATCAACGCTGCTCTTCGTGCGGAGATTTCGTATCACTGGCGCGGCCGGGAGCAGTGGCGCAAGAAGCGCGACCGCGCGCGTGAAATGGGTGTCCATGAGTGGTCCGGCTACTACGACGACCAGGTGAAGCAGGCGACCACAACGCTACACACGCTTGTTCGCGTATGGGAAAGTGCCCGACGGAACACGCGCCAGCCCTTTGCGCAGCGAACGGTGTTGTCGGACCTGGCGGAGGACCGCTAGATGCCATTCGACTACCGTGAATGGAACCGACAAAAGCGAGCGCGATTCGCTGCTGAACACGGCTTTAGCCTGGATAAGCACTACGAGTTCGACAAGGCTCGTGACACCGTACTGGACCGCGACGGTCGAACCTGCGTTCGGTGTGGGATGACCGAAATTGAGCATCGTCAGCGGTGGGGATGGCCACTCACGATCGACCACATAGACCACAACCGCCAAAACAATGATCCATCGAATCTTCAGTGCCTCTGTTGTCGCTGCCACGGCAAGAAAGATGGCGGCCAGATCCCGGCGCAAATACCCCAGTTCAAAGAGACGATTCTGGCCTCTCGAAAAGCCGGACAAACTTATCGACAGATTGGCAAATCCCTCGGCTTTTCGATGAGCAACATTCGCATTTGGGTACTGCGCTGGGAAGCGGAGGACCGATGAACCAACAGATTCCGCGCTGCAACCGATGTGGCGGACCGATGGTCACTGATGACGATCCGGTCGACCCCGCACTTGCCTGTCTCTGGTGTGCCCAGCGAGTCGAGGCGAAACCCATCGTTGATCAAAGCTTCTTTGCAGTTGAGAAACGACGTATCTGGCGCAATGCTCGCCGGTGGCCGACACGATGACAGTTGCAAATGGTATCGACATCCCCCGCTCCTGGCAAAGCCTTCCTTCGCGTCAAACCATCATCGACAGTTTCCGCATCAAGGCGTCTCTCATGGGGCAAGACGATCTCATTCTCGACGCGCGCCTGAAGGCGACCGAACGCATCGAAGTCGACGAAAAGCTGTCCGAGTTGCGCCAGCGCCTGGACGTTAGCGAGGCACATTTGTCCCTCACCATCGAAGGCAAGAACGCCGACGAGCGCAAGGCGCGGCTGGTGATTGCTCTCAGCGAAGATGAAAGGCACCAGAAGCTCGTAAAGGAGGTGAGCGAACTCACGGCATACCAGGCCGAGCTCGACGCGGACATCGTCCAACTCGAACGCCAGATTGCGACCAGCAGTCAGCGGCTACGCCTCGTTGAAGTATCCCTTCGCTTTCTCGCGGGTGAATCCTCGCCAGCCGAGTGATTCGGCTGAGCACGAATCGGCTGGTGGCCGGCCAGAAGAGGCCACGGAGATAAGCAAAATGACCGACACGGCAACACGGCAAGGCATCGACTACGAGCCAAAGGGACTGAGCCAGGGCGGCGGCGAAGGATCCGACTTCGCGCCGGTTCCCGAGGGTAAGTTCCGGATGCACATCGAGCTCACCACGATGAAGGCACCGCTCGAAGGCAAGAAGGGGCCGGACGGCAAGCCGCAGAAGACCTATCCGCGGGTGCTCTTCACCTGCAAATTGGTCGAGGAGCACGCGATCAAGCTGAAGGAGAAGACGAAGTCCAAGCTCGCCGAGGGACAGGAACAGTCGATTACGTGCTGGCACAGCGGAAATTACACCTGGGGCTGGGTCGATCGCCAGGGCACGTTCCACTCGTCGAAGCTGTTCGACTTCTGCGCCGACGTCGGCGGGATGCTGGTCAAGAGCGATATGAAGAAGTGGCTCCTGGCCGGCGGCACGCTCGATCCGGACTGGTTCAAGGGGATGGTTTTCCGTGGCATCGTCGAGCACGCCGCGAATCCGAACGGCGGCGTCTACGTCAATGTCACGCCGCAGGCGCTCGACGAGTACGAAAAGCCGAATCGCGAAAAGCTGATCGAGTGCTTCAAGCGGCACGATCCGGAGCTGCTGAACAAGTTGGCTGACAATCCGGTCGACGACGATCCAGACTTGCCGTTCTAAACGCCGAAGCCGGGGAAGTCATCACCTTCCCCGACTTCTTGTCCAGACCCCTTCACAGACCCTGGACGGTTGGAGTATAGCGCAGATGATCACGCACCTGGATAACCCGCTCGTTCGCGTCGCCGACAGTCTCCTGCACCGCGGTGACGACGGCGGCGTTCCGATCGATCGCAACAACGTCGGGTTCAGCGCGTTCGACTACCCGCGCGCCGCGGCCATCCTCAGCGAGGTCGATGCGACCGGGCGCGTCACGCGCGATCAGGGATTTGCCCTGCTTCGCCTGCTACGTCGGTATCACCGTCAGTTGGGCGAGTTGGGCTTTAATCTGGAGACGCTCGAGCGCGCGGCACACGCAATACCCGACGACGAAGACGACGAGGACGACGACGAGATCGCCGTTCCGGTCAACAGCCTCGCGTCCGTCGAAGACGAAACCGATGATGTGCCGCGTCTCGATATGGCCGCGATCCTCGGGCCGAATGGTGTCATCGCCGAGCGGATGCCGGGCTACGAGAGCCGGCCCACCCAGGTCCAGCTGGCGCAGGCGATTGCCGATGGCATGGTTCACGGCGAAAACGTCCTGGCCGAAGCGGGGACCGGGACCGGCAAAAGCCTAGCTTACCTGATCCCTGCGATCTACTCCGGGAAGAAAACGATCGTCTCGACCGAAGGCAAAGCGCTTCAGGATCAGCTTTGCGTTGCGCCTGAGACAAAGATTCTGACCGCCGATCTCCGTTACATTCCGGCCAAGGACATTACCGAAGGGATGCACCTTCTTGCCTTTGAAGAGGAGCGAGTCGGTAATCGCCGCCATTTTTGCGATTCCGTCGTTGAATCGGTCCAGGACATCGAGCGCCCCTGTTACGAAATCGAACTCGAAGACGGAACGACTGTAACCTGTTCAGACGAGCATCGCTGGTTGGTCGGGCACCGCATGGAAATCAAATGGATGACGACGGAGCAACTTTGTTCAACGGCTGGTAAGCGGCTTGGTTCAAAGATTATCCGAATTGCCGACGTGTGGGAGATAGATACAAGCTACGAGGCCGGCTATCTCGCTGCGGCTTTTGACGGCGAAGGCCATCTCAGTCAGAAGAAAGTGACTAATCTCGCTGGCGGCCACTCGAATCACCTAGCGTTCGCGCAGTCGCCCAACGCAATGCTTGACCGCGTTCGTGGCTATCTAACCGCACTTGGCTTCGATTATCGGGCGCAGCTTCATACGCGATCTGATGAGGGCCACAAGGATATGTTCGCCCTTTACTTCGGCAATCGCAAGGACATGCTGCGGTTTCTGGGGCAAGTTAGGCCGGCTCGGTTGTTGGAGAAGTTCAACCCAGATCTTGTTGGAACTATCCCGGCCGTTAGCGGTGACAGTGCGAATGGTAACCGCGTCATCCGAAAAACCTTCGTTGGGACTAAAACAGTTCGAGCTATTCGAACGTCATCGCGGACCTACATTGCCGAGGGCTTGGCGTCTCACAACTGCAGCAAGGACCTGCCCTTTCTCAAAAACGTTTTGCCAGTCCAGTTCCAGTTTGCTGTCCTCAAGGGGCTGAGCAACTATCTCTGCCTGTTCAAACTCGACGAGGAACGCGGCGCGCAGCTCGCGCTCGGCCAATCGTGGGAGTTTTCCCAAATCGACAAATGGGCCGAGGAGACGCTCGTTGGCGATCTCGCCGAACTGACGTTCACGATCACGCCCGAGCTGCGGAGTAACGTGACCTCGACGACCGATGAGTGCCTCGGCAAAGAGTGCCCGCTGTACGATGCCTGCTTCGCGATGAAGGCGCGCGCCGCGGCGAAAGATGCCGACGTCATCGTCGTCAACCACACTCTTCTCAGCCTCGACCTTGCCTTGCGCGATAAGACGAGTGACGGCGTTGCCGTTCTTCCTGATCGTGACCTGATTGTCGTCGACGAAGCGCACTCGCTCGAAGACGTCGCGACCAAAGCGTTCACGATCGAGGCGACGAACTGGACCGTGCCGTCGTTGCTGCGCGGAAAGCTTCCGATCAAGGCTGGCTTCACCGATGAGCAGATGGCCACGGCACGCGAGGCCAGCGAAGAGTTCTTCGCGCAGTTCGCACCGGATCAACGGCAGACGTTTTCTGTCACCGCGACTGAACGGCTCACGTCGCGCGCCGAAAAGGTGCGGTTGGCGCTTCTTGCGCTGGCCGGCCAGGCGAAGCGGGCGGCGACCGATGAACCCCTAACCGGAATTAGCTTTGATCCGAATCTAAAAGACCTTGAGCCGACCCGCAACGCAAAGCAGCTCGAAAACTACGCGAGCCGGATCCGCGGCTGGGCCGATGTGTTCGGCCAGGTGCTTCAGGGCGATGCCGATACCCACGTGACGTTTGTCGAGAAGTCAGTCGGACGCAAGGGCAACACGACGACGGCGCTCAGGTGCGCGCCGATCTCGGTCGCGGAGGATCTCGATCGCGCGTTATGGACACGGTGGCCGACCGTCGCGACGTCGGCGACGCTCTCGACGCACGGGAACTTCAGCTATTTCCGCGGTCGAACCGGCTGTGAAAACGGCCGCGAGATCATCGTTGATTCCCCGTTCGACTTTGGCCGCAACGCGCTCCTCTACCTGCCGGCCAATGGCAGCGCATTCGATCCGTCGAAGTTTCGCGAGGATGGCTCGATCGAGTATTTCGATCGGCTCGCCAACGAGATCGAGGCGTTGCTCCTAGCTTCGGACGGCCGAGCGTTCTGCCTGTTCACGAGCCGAAAGGCGCTCGACGAGGTCTACAACCGGCTCGATTCACGGCTGCGCTGGACCGTCTTGCGCCAGGGCGAGTTCGGAACGCAGGAAACAATTCGCCGATTCCGCGAGGACGGCCACGCAGTTCTGTTCGGGCTTCGGACATTCTGGGCCGGCGTCGACGTCCAGGGGGAAGCGCTCTCGCTCGTCATCATCGACAAGCTGCCATTCCCCACACCCGACGAGCCGGTCTATCAGGCGCGCTGCGATCTGCTGAATCGCCAGAAGAACGACAAGTGGGCGTGGTTCAGCGGGCTGGCGCTTCCGCTCTGTGCGATCCAGTTCAAGCAAGGCTTCGGCCGGCTCATTCGTACCAAGAGCGATCGCGGCGTGGTCGCGTTGCTCGACGGCCGACTGACGACGAAGGGCTACGGGACCGGGATTATTCGGAGCCTTCCGCCGGCCAAACAGACGCGGTCACTCGACGTCGTGCGGGCTTTCTTCGGCGCGGGCTAGATTCGGACAGGCCGGCTCGATCGAGCCGGCCTGATCTTTTGCGGGAGAGAGACAGTGGAGCTGCGAGGCAAGATCAGCGCGATTACTGCGAAGCCGCCAAAGGTCGAGACCGATGAACCGGTCGCGGTCCTGACGCTGACCGTTGAGGCGATCGTCACACCTGATGTTGTCGGCGACGCGGCCGGCTATTTCGGCAAAACGGTTGTCGTCGATGTCGACTTGCTCCAGAAGGAGCTTCCGAAGGCGAGCGCGGCAAAGCTCGAAAAGGAGATGCAGGAGTTGTTCCGGTGAAAGGGTTGGCTGGACTACGACGCGACCTTGAGCTGGCTCGCGAGGAAGAGGCAATTCTCGAACGGCTGCTCGCGCACGTTCAAGACGAAATCATGTCGACTCGCATCCACATCTACCTCGAAGAGCAGGCCGACGCGAGCCACGCGGATCTTCCGCTGTTCCCCGTATCACCGGCCAGCAGATTCGACAGCCAGGAATGGGCCGATGCGCTGAACGACCAAGAATTTCTGGTGGCATTCGGGTGAGTGCACCACTCATTCTCTCGATCTTTCCAGGCATCGACCTACTCGGCCGGGCCTTCGAGGAGGAGGGCTTCACGGTGGTCCGCGGTCCCGATGTGCTATGGGGTGGCGACATTCACAGCTTCCATCCGCCTGCGGGCGTATTCGCGGGTGTGATCGGAGGGCCCCCGTGCCAGTCTTTTTCGCGACTAGTCCATATTGTTCGAGCAAAGGGACAGACGCCCAAGCCGAACCTGATACCGGAGTTTGAGCGGGTGATCCGCGAAGCTCAGCCCGAGTGGTTCCTGATGGAGAACGTGCCGCAGGCTCCCGTGCCTAACGTCGATGGCTATTTGATCGACGCGCACCTGTACAACAACCGATGGGCACCCGAAGCGCCCGAGCAGAACCGCGAACGCCTGTTTGCCTTTGGCACGCGAGACGGTCGGCGTATCCAGATCGAGTGTTGTGCTATGGAAAATCCGAGTTATGAGCGAGCGGTTGTCGCGACGTCTAGCAAGGAAGGAGCGCTAGCTAAATCTCAGGAAGAACTACGAAACGGTATTAGCCCGCGAATGAAGCGAGCCGCGTCTGTCCTGGCAGGACAGACGCCCAGACGTACAGTGGAGCGATGTGCCGAACTCCAGGGGTTGCCGCGAGATTTTCTCAAAGATGCACCGTTTACGGCGAGCGGAAAATATCAGGTTATCGGTAACGGTGTGCCGCTTTTCACCGGCCGTGCAATCGCTCGCGCTATTCGGAAGGCGATCTCTTCCCACACTACCGACCATACCACGCTTGTGGCTGATGTGGCTGATCGAGTTTTGGAGTGAGTTTGATGACAACTGATGTTTCGACGGTCCAGCAGCGTTCACTGCGGGCGTTGCGTTGGCTCCGACGGCACCTGGTGCCGTCGGAGGATACCAACGATAAAACCCCGCAGTTCGATAGCTTTTCGGCAGCGTGGCCGAAAGCGTACATCGGTGTGGATTCGTCCGAGGCATTCGTTGACCTCGCGCACACCGTGCGGCTTCGGGGGTTTCGGTCAGTCGAAGATGCTGAGCGAACACTCGGCAAGGCGGGAATGATCGAGGTTATTGACGAAACGATCCAGCGGCTCGAGTCCGAAACGTGAGCGACTACACGGATTTCCTGGCGTCGAAGCAAGTTACAGTGCAAGCCAGTGGCATCGAAGTCAGCGTTGACCGAATCAACCCGCTGCTCTTTCCCTTCCAGCGCGACATGGTTAGGTGGGCGCTTCGCAAGGGGCGCGCGGCACTGTTCGAGGATTGCGGCCTCGGTAAGACGTTTCAGCAAGTCGAGTGGGCACGGCTGATCGGAGTACCGACGCTGATACTCGCGCCGCTAGCGGTGGCACAGCAGACCGTGCGCGAAGCGGCGAAGCTGGGCGTGAACGTCCAGTACGTACGCCACCAGCGGGACGTGCGCGGGCGGATCGTGGTGACGAACTACGAGATGCTCGACAAGATGGACCCGTCGACGTTTGGCGCGGTCGTACTGGACGAAAGTTCGATTCTCAAGAACTTCGAAGGTAAAACGCGAAAAGCACTGATTGAGGCGTTCAAAGACACGCCGTACCGACTGTGCTGCACGGCGACGCCGGCGCCCAACGATCATACTGAGATCGCCAACCACGCCGAATTCCTGGGCGTGATGACCCGTCAGGAAATGCTCGCGACCTACTTCGTCCACGACGACGAGGGCTGGCGGCTGAAGGGCCACGCGCGGGAGCCGTTCTACCAATGGCTCGCGTCGTGGGCAATGGCGCTGCGGAAGCCATCCGATTTGGGATACGCCGACGATGGGTACAACCTACCAGCGCTGACCATCGCACCGGTGATCGTCGCGAGTGATTACGTGCCAGAAGGCCAACTGTTCTCGACAGGGTTAAAGGGCGTCACCGACCGCGCGAAGGTACGGCGCTCAACACTCAACGATCGAGTGTTCCGAACCGCGCAGATGGTGAACCGCGACAAGGGGCACCAGTGGATCATCTGGTGTGGGCTGAACGAGGAAGGGCACGCGCTCCATCGGCTGATTGAAGAGGCGCTGATTATCGAAGGCGGGCAGACGATCCAGCAGAAAGAGGAACGCATCACGACGTTTCTCGATGGCGGCGCGCGGGTGCTGATTAGCAAGCCGTCGATCATTGGACACGGACTGAACTTGCAGTGCGCCAGCCGCATGGCCTTCGTGGGCTTGTCGGACAGTTACGAGCAGTACTACCAAGCGATTCGGCGAAGCTGGCGGTTTGGGCAGACGCAGCCAGTGACTGCCTACGTCGTGTTGTCGGATGCCGAGGAAGCCATCTACCAGAATATCGTACGGAAGGAAGCCGACGCGGATGCCATCGCGCGGGAGTTGATTGCGAACGTCGCGGAGTTTGAGCGGGCCGAAATCAGGAGCGGGCGCGTGGATTCTTTTGTCTACGAGGAAAAGACAGCCAGCGGTCACGACTGGACCATGCACTTGGGGGATTCGGCGGAACGACTCAAGGAGCTAGCCGACTCGAGCGTGGACCTGTCGATCTTCTCACCGCCGTTCGCGCAACTGTACACCTATTCGGCGAGTGAACGTGACCTGGGCAACGGCCGCGACTATGCCGAGTTCTTCGAGCACTTTGGCTTCATCACCCGCGAGTTGCTGCGCGTGATGAAGCCAGGGCGCAACATCTGCTGCCACTGCCAGCAGCTCGCTTCGCATCTGGCGAGTGACGGCGTGATCGGAATGAAGGACTTCCGCGGCGACCTGATCCGCCACTTCGAGAGCCAGGGCTTTGTCTACCACGGCGAGGTGTGCATCGACAAAGACCCGCAGGCGCAGGCGATTCGGACCCACTCGAAAGGGTTGCTGTTCGCGCAGTTTCGGAAGGATTCTAGTTGGTCACGGCCGGCCTTCGCCGACTACATCATCCTGTTTCGCAAGCCCGGCGACAACCCGACGCCCATTCAACCTGACCTGACGAACGACCAATGGATCGAGTACGCGCGTCCGATCTGGTACGGGATCAAGGAATCCGACACGCTGAACGTGGTCGAGGCGCGGTCGGAAAAGGACGAGCGGCACATCTGTCCGTTGCAGCTCGGCACGATTGAACGCTGCGTGCGGCTGTGGAGCAACCGCGGGGAACTGGTCTTATCGCCGTTTGGTGGCATTGGTAGCGAAGGCTATCAGTCGATTCTCAGTGGACGGCGCTTCTGGGGTTGCGAGCTGAAACCCGAGTACTGGCGGGTTGCGGTCAAGAATCTACGTCAAGCAGAGCAGTTAGCCAAAGGTGGCGACCTGTTCTCATTCATGGGCATCGACGTCGCTACCGCCTAGTTATTTGGCGCCGAACTATGACAGTTCGGAGATCCATTCGCATCGCGGGCTTGGAGTTGTCAATGGATCTCGGAACGGATCCGAGTATTCTCGCCGCGGCCCTGGCTGCCCACGCGGCTGGCCTTTCGGTCTTGCCTCCGTACGAAGACGGGACGAAGCGGCCGCGGACGCGCCACTTCACCGTCGCGAGCCTGACCGACTATCTGGCGCCCGTGGTCGGCGAGGAGCGCGCGAACGCGATCGCGCTCGACGCGCTCCCGGATGGCGAGGGTCGGACCTGGGTCCATCGACAGCACCTGCGGATGACCACCGACGAGGTCAACGCTAACTACCAGAATGGTCTGACCGGCCTCGGCATCGTCGCTGGCGCGATCAGCGGCAACCTCGAAGTGCTCGAGTTCGACGACCTCGCAACCTACCAGACCTTCTGCGACACGGCCGAGGCTGCCGGACTCGGCGAGCTGGTCGCACGAATCCGCCAGGGCTACGAAGAGAAGACGCCCGGTGGCGGGATTCACTGGCTGTACGTCTGTCCCGAGATCGCCGGCAACACGAAGCTCGCGCGCCGGCCAGGCCTACCAGACAAGAACGGCCGGCCAACAGTCGAAGTGCTGATCGAGACCCGCGGTGAAGGTGGCTTTGTCGTCACTGCTCCGAGCTTCGGCAAGGTGCATCAATCGGGAAAGCCCTACGAGCTCCTCGCCGGCGGATTTGCCTCGATCGCGACGATCACGCCCGACGAGCGCGAAAGCCTGTTCGACCTGGCGCGCGCGTTCGACGAGATGCCGAAAAAGGCGATCGATGATCCGATTCCACTCACATCGGCGACGAAAGGCGGTGACCGCCCCGGCGATCGCTTCAACGCGGAGACCAGCTGGCGCGAGATTTTAGAGCCGCACGGCTGGCGCTTTATCGGAGAGGGGAATGGGAAAGGTCTTTGGACGCGGCCAGACAAAGCACACGGCGTTAGCGCGACGACGAACTACAAGGGCAGTGATTGTTTGTACGTCTTTTCGACATCGACGCTTTTCGAGCCCGAGACGTCCTACACCAAGTTCGCGGCCTACGCCGTCCTGAACCACGGCGGCGATTTCCACGCTGCAGGTAAAGCGCTCGCGGCAACGTATCGTCAGACGAAGAACGATAGCACCACGGACAGTGCCTCTAATAAGGAGTCCGTTCAAGAGTCCGACGACTACTACCATCTGACCGACCTCGGTAACGCTGAGCGTTTCGTCGATCGCCACGGCAAGAACGTTCACTACTGCTATGCCCAGAACGCCTGGTACGTCTGGGATGGTAGTCGGTGGAAGCGCGATGCGACCGGCGAAATCGAGCGTTTGGTCAAAGAAACGGTCCGAACGATCTATCGGGACGCCGCGGACGTCCAGGACGAGAAGCTCCGGAAGGCGATCGTCGACCACGCTCGAAAATCCGAATCGCGCAAGTCGATCGAGGCGATTATTCGGCTGGCTCAATCGGAAGCGACAATCCCGGTTGTTCCGAAGGAGCTCGACGCCGATCCCTACCTCCTCAACGTCCTGAACGGTACGATCGATTTGCGCACCGGCGCGCTGCTCCCGCACGATCCTGCCTACCTCATCACGAAACAGGCGCCCGTCGTCTACGACGCGAACGCGGCCCATCCGATGTGGACCAGCTATCTCGACACTGCGACCGAAGGCGACGTCGAGTATCAGGCGTTCCTTCAGCGCGCGATTGGCTACAGCCTACTCGGAACGAATCCCGAAGAGGTCTTGTTCTTCCTGCACGGTCCGTCAAAGGCTGGCAAGACGACGCTCATCGAGGCGCTGAAGGCAACCCTCGGCGACTATGCAGCGTCGGCAGATTTCGAAACCTGGCTCGCGCGACGCGATGTCGGTGGACCGCGGCCGGACCTGGCACGCCTCGCTGGTGCACGGATCGTCACGAGCGTCGAAGTCGACGAGGGGAAGAAGCTTGCCGAGGGCCTGGTCAAGAGCCTTACCGGCGGGGATGTGATTGTCGCGCGCTTCCTCTACGCCCAGGAGTTCGAGTTCCTCCCGTCCTTCACGCTCTGGCTGGCGGCGAACCACGCGCCGAAGATCCGCGAGGACGATCAGGCGATCTGGAACCGGATCAAGCGATTACCGTTCGAACACGAGATCCCACTCGAGAAGCGCGATCCAAAGGTCAAAGAAACCCTGCGCAATCCGAAGCTGGCGGGCCCGGCGATTCTCGCCTGGGCGGTTCGCGGGTGCGTGGAATGGACCAAACACGGCCTCGGAATCCCGCCGATCGTCGAAAACGCGACCCTGTCGCTGCGCCAAACGATGGACCCGTTGCGCGATTTTGTCCGTGATTGCTGTGTCGTTGAGGCACAAGCGGAGACGCCGGCGAAGCGATTACGCGATCTCTACGAGGAGTGGACCAAAGAAAACGGCGTCCGAAATCCGATCAGTGGTCGTGCCTGGGCCGATCGTTTACGCGCATACGGATGCGTATCAGCCAAAGGGACAGGCGGCACGCGACTATGGAAAGGTATTCGACCCCTTCAGGAGGATGAAGTGGCATCAAATAGTGGCGCGATGGCGCAAAGTGGCGTGATTTCGGGAAACTCTCTACATGAGAAGAATCATGGTTTAGGTTTATCGAAAGACGCGCCACTTGGCGCCACTCACGCCACTTTTCCCAAAGACGCGCCACTTGACGCCACTACGCCACTATTTCCTCCGGCTCCTTCCTATGACGGCACGGCATTGTCCGGCGGACATAAAACCGATGCTGACGAATCCTTCGAGTGGTCACTATGAGCCTGCTCGCCGAAGCCCGCGCGGCCGGGATCATCTTCACCCTGAATGGCGACAGCCTCGTTGCGCGCGGACCGCGTTCGGTTGATAGCGCGTGGCGCGATCGCATTACGGCGAACCGGGGGCTCATCATCGAGGCGTTGCGCGCGGAGAGGACGACCCAGCAAACGTTCTTGACTAATCCGACTGACGGCGTGCCAACTGCACCGATGCAGGTGGTAAGCGCTCAGGCGACCGATTCACTAGAAAACACCAAAACTGCACAAAACAAAGAGCTGCTTCCGTGGCCGGGCTGGCCCGATCCGCGTCCAGATCGCGTCGATGACCACGATTTGTGGGTGCAACTACTGTTCGCAACTGGCTCCGATCGCGCCGACCCGAAGGGTCTCTTCCAAGCGCTCCATGGCTTCCGGTGTCTCGGGGCACAGCTGGTCGCGGTGTCAACCGGCGGAGCCAAGCTCGAGCGCGGCACGATCAGCGAGAGCGACTGGGCATTCTGGCGCAAGGAGAAGCTACTCCCGCATGCGGACCGGCTCAAGACGCTGCTGGGCGAGCTGCGCGGATGAGCCGATACAGCGTTTCACTCGATGCCAACCAGGGCGAGATCGTCGCGGCGTTGCGCCAGGTGGGAGCGCGGGTTCTGCTCATCAACGGAACCATCGACGCGCTGGTCTGGTTTCGCAAAGGGCTGTACCTGGTCGATTTCAAGTCGGGCCCCAAAGCCCCGCGAACGAAGGCGCAACGCGCGCTGGTAGCCGAGGGCTGGCCACTTGTCTTCTGGTCGAGCGTCGACGAGGCGCTGGTCGCGATCGGGGCGATCGCATCATCATCGGAGAACAAATGATCGTGGGATTTAGCGTGAAATTGGCTGGTAGACGCGCCAGAATGGCCCGGTTGGGGCTCATCGAAGCAAGGAGGTAGTTACAGACGTTCAATGGCTTCAAAGCGTTATCGTCGCCGTCAATGCGACGCCAAGCAAGGCTGGACCAATCCACGGATCGCCGAGCACGCGATGGACGCATTGGTCCGAAAAGGATCGGACCGGCTCCACGTCTACCAGTGCCCGTTCTGCCGGCGGTATCACGTCGGCCACATGCGGACCGGCGATTTGCGCGCGCAAGAGGCTAGATAGTGCGGTACTGGACATCCGAAGAACAAGAACTCCTCGAATCGCTGGTCGAGGAAAACAAAACCGATCGACAAATAGCGGCGCGGCTGCACCGGTCGGCAGGTTCGATCAAGGCGAAGCGGGTTCGTGAGCAGCTCGCACCGGCACAGGAGACTGGCTACACACGGGCTCGGTTGGCACGATTATTTGGTGTTGGCTTCATGACGATGTGCCGATGGTTTGACGCGGGGTGGTTCGGCCAGTCGATTCCGGTGGGAAAAGGAACGGTTCGGATCATCACCGAGCAAGATTTGACCGACTTCATCGAGAACGAAGTCCACTGGCACGAATGGGAACCTTTGGCGATGACAGACGCGAACTGGCGTGAGCACGCGACCGACGTGCGTCACGGACTGACGTTTTTGACGACGAAGGACGTCGGCCAACGGTTAGGACTAACGCAGGCAACCGTGCTCTGGCGGATCGGGAAGGGCTACATTCGAGCGCTTCAATGCCTGGACACCTCGTACGTCGTGCGCTCGGACTGGCTTGACGAGACGCCGGTCGAGGCGCCTCGCATCGTGGAGCGCTTCTGGAGGTTCTCCGCACTCGACGATGCGTTTCTGCGCGCGTGGCGACCGTATCAGCCGATGTGCCACCTGGCCGTGGCACTGGCGCGGTCGTCAACATCGGTGATGAATCGGTGCAAGCAGCTGGGCCTTGATGGTCCACGCATCGCGCAAGCCGATCGGATGTTTCCGAAGTCGCGGCGAAAGGAGATGGTGGCATGAGCCTGCCCCAAGGCACGCGGTGGGGCACGACACCGGAGCGATGGCCCGATACTGCCGAGACGTTCGATCTTCGTTTACGTCTGGTCGAGTGCCAGGAGAGGTGTGACGTCGCAGTGGAGCGGTTGATCGACAGTGGGTCGGATCGACTTACCGCTAGGCGTGCGTGTGCCTTGATCTACAAGTATTCAAACGCCTGCAAAGCTTTGGATCGAGAGCTGAGGTATCGGCATCAACGGGGGGGCCATGCGCGAGGCGAGGGACGATGAGCGAGATTGAATGGGATTGGACTTTCCTCAACAGTATCGATCCAGGGAACCTGATTCCTCTTAACGAGATCGGCGATGGTGAGGATGTTATCGAAACAATTGACCTGGGCCGGAAAACGGATGGCTTCTACCTCGTCTACTGGAAGAAAGGCGAAGAGCACCGGTGGGAAGGGCCATTCAGAACGGTGCAGGAGGCGATAGATCGCTTTGAGCATGGCGATACCCAAGAGATTGCCGACCTCCGCGCCCGCCTCGCCACCGTCGAGGCCGAGCGGGATACGTACCGCTGTGAATTGAGCAACGCTGCCGATAGCCTCGGACGGGTAATGTCCGAGCGGGATCGAGCGCTGGGCGAGGAGGCGGTGCTGAGGGAGGCGCTGCAACGGCATCACGACTTCACAACACTCGACGTGCCTAAGTATGTCGCCAAGTATCCCGACGGTGCCGACGATGAGATTGACGAAGATACGTCGCTCCAACGTGTAAGCGCCAATGCCCTCGCCGCTACCCCGCTCGCCGCCCTCGCGGGTGCGGTGATCGCGTGCGCTGAGAGATTAGGGACGCACGTCTCGCATCAAACGACTGGGCCTTACCTCGTAGTGTTGTATGGCTTGCCCAAAGACTTCGAGGGAGTGGTCAAGGTGCCCGACGAAGGGGCAAAGCTCGTTGCTGATCTACTAGCCGCCGTCGATGCGCTGCGTGCCGCGCGCACGGCTGCGGCGGGAGGGACCGATGGGTAGCGGGCGCTTCTGGATTCGCTTGGAGTTCAAGCCGCAAGACTTCTGGATTGGCGTGTTTTGGAAGAACGGCATCGACGACCCGCGTGTGACTGACGTGTGGTTTTGCCTCTTGCCGTGCCTGCCGATTCATATTCACCTGGATACGAGATCAACGGGGGTAGGGACGCACTGATGGTGTACGAAGTCTTTGAATGCGATCAACACCCCGGCGAGTGGTGTGCGAACGCAATTGACCATGACGGCGAATATGATGCTGGGGCAATCTTTGTTGCCATCTTCAGTGGACCGCTTGCGGAAGAGCGCGCACGAGAATATGCGAAGTTCAAGATGGAGGAAGCGAGGGGTCCGAGAATGCAGGGAGGGACCGATGCCACTTAAACCGTTTCAAGAGTTCGCAACGTGCCCAAAGTGCGGGAACACTGATATAAAGACTCGATTTTACAACGGACGCAGGACTGATGGCTGGCCTGTCTCCTGTGGTTGCCACGCTAAGCCGCCAATGCGAGGATTTTTCGCGGATTACGTCGAGCACATTGAGCGCCAGTGTCAAAACTGCCGATACACCTGGCCTGAAGCGCCACTAGATATGGCGGGAGGGACCGATGAGCGATGAGCCACGGCTGACCGAGGAACAAGAACGCTGGCTGCGTGACGAGGAGCAGTATCAATCAACCATTCGCCGTCTAGACCATCCGATGAACGCCATATTTAGGCGATACCGCTTCCTCGAAGCCCAGCGGGAGCAGGACCAGCGTGCTATCGCCACGCTGACCGCTGACCTCGTGGCGGTTACGCGGGACAAGGCGGTACTGGAACTCCGCAATGACGAGACGATGAGCCTAGCAAAGAAGGCAGCCTCTGACCGCGATGCTTACGTCAAGCTTTGGGAGCAGACTAGCGAAGAATTAGCGAAGCTCCGCGAGGCTTACGGTAACTACGTACGCGGTGCCGAGGCGACGCTGGCCCAGATTACGGAAAGCCGCGACGGGTGGCGAAAACGCGCCCACGATCTCGAACTACTGTGCGCTGATCGACTTTAGGAGGTTGCAATGCCTGATCTCACTGTTACCTGCTCGCGCTGTGGTCGCCAAGTCGACGGCTATGAGGACAAGACGGCCACGAGCGGCTTCTACCGCATCTCGCCGGATGGGATGTGCTCACAATTCGCGAACCCTGGTGAAACGGTTATCTGCGATGACTGTATGTGGTCGGATGAACGCTACTTAGCAATCTATCCGCATATGCGCCAGCGTGCCACGACCCGCGAGGACGGGTTGACGAATGTGGTGGAACATTATCAGGTGTAGGGAGAAAAAAGGTGTTTGTGATTGCCGTCTTGATGGTCCTTAACTTTGGCATCAGTTGGCTTAATGCCTACACGGTAGGTAAGTCCTGGGCGGAAACCAAGAAAATGGGCGGATGGGCACGCTTTATGTCGTGGATGGGCGCGACAATGAGCGCGTGCGGTTTCACCTGGGTCTATCTGATCGTGCTGGCTATTGTTGCTCAGGCTGCTGGTCTTTTGGGGCCACGCCAAGTGAGCGGAATGGTGGCGCTTGGCTATGCCATCATTATTCTGCCCGTCCTAGGCTCAGGTCTAGCTATCGCTCTCGATTCGTGGGCAACGGCGTGGCGTACACGATCATTCGGAAATATCGCGGCAGCCGGCTACAACACTTTCGCGCAGGTTTACAACACTTACGAGGCGATCGAATCGCTACCAGGTGTGTTCAGTGCCATCGGTGATCTGTTCAAAGGGTCTGATTCCAGCAGCGACAGCGAAGAGGGTGAGTTGGGGGCAGCAGCCGTTATCCTGGCTATTGCGCTCGTCATTTTCGCGGTTGTTGGGGGCGTGCTGACAACGGCTACTATCATTCGCTCGACAGCGAAAAGTCACTCACGGCAAGTGCTCGTTGAGGCACGACGATGAACCTCGACGGCATGCAAATGACCCACTCCCCCACCTGCTGGCGCGACCCACGGCATCACGAGTGCGCGGTGGCGAGAATGACAACTCTCGAGGAATTGCTCGCAAAGGCGCTGCCACTGGTTGAGATGGAGGCCGAATCCGAAACATACGGTGGCGCACACGTGGAAGACCCGCGCGACTTCAAGCCCGATCCTGAGTGCTCAACCGAGGCAGAACGGGCGACGTGGCAGAAAGCGGTTGATGCAGCGAAAGCCGGTCAGCCGTTCAAGATGCCGAAACATCGTTGGGAATCTTACGTCAAACGCGAAGATGCTGACAAGGCGGCGAAAAAGGCCGTAGCGGAGGGCGCTGACACTGCGAGCGTTAACCTTGGAAAAGACGGATGGTTTCACGTCCACATTGCCGACAACGGTTGGGGCCTTGGCGTCAGTACGTGGCGTGAACCTGCACTGATCGAACTACGCGATGCGATACGTGCCGCTCTCGGCCAGCCAGCCACGGGCGAGGGGCAAGGAGGGGAACGGAGTGCCGCGAGATGATCTGTACTCGAAGCCCTGGACAAAAGAGCCAACCGACGTGGACGCCGAGCCAATTGGCGATCTTCTGGACCTGATCCGAAGCGAACGTTACTACTGCGACGACATTGACGGCGGGGCCATCTACGCCACGCTCGCCATGGCTCAACGCGACCTCGCCACGGCCCGCGCGATGATCGAGCGGTGGCGAGCGGTAGTTGAGGCGTGCCAAATTGAGCGAGAGGCAGAGCGAGCAGTTAGGGCATTCAAGGGTGATCCAACGAAGCGCCCTCGCGAGTACATCCAACTAACGCGAGATTGGCAGGACAAGACTGATAAGCGCCGTCTCGCGGTCGACGCCCTTGGCGCGGAAGTGTTGAAACCATCGGAATCATCCTAATCTCGTGGGACAGGTGCAATGAAGAAAATCATCAGTTTGTTTGCGCGCAATTACGATGGCGATCGATTGGTACGCGATGAAATCGTACCGGGCGCTGAGTGGGTCGTAGATGGGGAAGGTTTTGCATCCGAAAAGTACGATGGCACGTGCTGCCTCGTGGAAGATGGTGCGTTGTTCAAGCGTTACGATGCCAAGAAAGGCAAACAGCCGCCAACGGGATTTGTACCTGCACAGGAGCCTGACCCGGTTACTGGCCACTGGCCGGGCTGGCTGAAAGTTGGTGAAGGAACGGAAGATCAGTGGTTTCGCGAAGCGTGGATATCCGCATATCATCCAACGTTCGATGGTGAAGTAACCGAGTACATCGGGCCGGCCGAAGGTACCTACGAACTTGTCGGACCAAAAGTGCAGGGCAATCCCTACGGCTTGGCAAAACACGCGCTGTGGCGACACGGTGAAACTGTTTTAGACGATGTGCCGCGTGACTTTGCAGGTATTCGAGAGTGGCTCTCGGTACATCCGAATGTCGAAGGCATCGTGTGGCATCGAGATAGGAGTGCTGATCCTGATATGGTCAAGCTTAAGCGCCGCGACTTTGGGTTGCCTTGGCCGGTGAAGTAACGCGGTGATCGTGGGACAGGTGGTCGCTTGGAGCGATGCCGAAGTGGCTGGGGGTGTGCGTCTGGCTTGGGTGGCAACGCACACTGCTTCTCGGACGGCTAGCCTCTCCGTCAGCCTGGTGATGGAGCCCTGGGGGTCCGAATCCTCACTGTCCTCTCTTTTTTGGGGCTTTGGCTGTCTAGCGGCTGGACTATAGAACGGCGCTTGGGAGTGTGCTACAATGTCGGAAACACGCACGGCTGTTCTGCCGTCAGTTTTGGACGAATCACGTCCTGAGCTGACGGCTTTTTCTTTGTCTGAATCTGGCGTGGCGTGGATTCGATGCGCGACATGCAACAACCTGCTCGGGCAGATCAGTGGTGGTCAGGTGGTGGTTCTGCACCGGGGTCGCGAACTCTGGGGAGTGATTCGCGGGATCCGCTGCGAGAAGTGCAAGACCGTGTGGACGCCGGCGGAATCATCTACGCCTGCGCCTGGTGCGGCCTCGAGATGAACGGCGACGGCACAACCACAGGGCGCGTGCCGGCCGACACAGAACTGGTCAGCCACGGCATTTGTGCCAAGTGTCGGGAGCGATTTTAGGTGCCGATGGACGTCGCCAGTCCTTTTGTCTGGACCAACCGTCGCGCGGAAGCCGCGCAGCTTCTCGCCGACGACGAGCTGCCCGATCACGAGATTGCGGCCAAGGTCGGCGTCATTCGACGTACTCTCGCGATCTGGAAGCTACACCCGGAGTTTGCCGCGCGGATCAAAGAGATTCGGGACGACTACGCCGCGGCGATTCGCGCGCGCGGGATCGCCGAACGACAGAACCGCGTTGATGCCGCGAATGATCGTCACCGGCGGATGCAGCAGGTGATCGACGAGCGTGCGGCGGATCCGGCGATGGCCGATATACCGGGTGGGCGAACAGGGCTGCTTGTCGCTGAGCCAGTCCTGGTCAAGGCCTACCGCAGCGCGGTCGATCCCGAAGGGCAAGAGATCCTGATTCCGACCAAAGAATCTGAGTTGGTCTTGAAATACGGCGTCGACACCGGATTGTCGGCCGAGATGCGCGCGCTCGAGAAGCAGGTCGCCCAGGACCTGGGCCAGTGGACCGAAAAGCAAGAGCATTCAGGGGAGATCATTGTCCGCCGCTATGAAGGGGTCGATGTCGACGAGGTCTAATCGCGCGACGTCGAAGACCACGGTCGTGACCTACCGGCCGCGTGGCGCGGCCAAGGCCGTGTTCTCGCGCCGTGATCCCGAGGTCGTGCTGTCCGGGCCGGCTGGGACCGGGAAGACCTACGCCGCGCTCCACAAAGTTCACCTCTGCGCGCTGAAGTATGGCGGGATGCGTGGCTTGATGGTCCGCAAGACCCACGCGGCGTTGAGTGGTACCGCCTTGGTGACCTATCAGCAACGCGTGTTGCACACGCTCGACGGCGTCGAGTTTTACGGTGGCTCCGCGGCCGAGCCTCCCCAGTTTCGCTACCCGAACGGTTCCCGCCTGATGATTGGTGGCCTCGACAACCCGAAGAAGATTATGTCGGGCGAGTACGACCTGATCTACGTCAACGAAGCGGCCGAAGCAACCGAGAACGACTGGGAATCGCTGACTACGCGCCTCCGACACGGACGAATGCCGTACCAGCAGCTCGTCGGCGACTGTAACCCGGATATGCCGACCCACTGGCTCAAGCGGCGAGCGGATGCGGGTAAGACGGCGATGCTCGAGAGCCGCCACGAGGATAACCCGGCTCTGTTCGATGACGCGGGGCAGCCAACCGAGTATGGTGCGGCATACATGGCGAAGCTCGACGCCTTGACCGGGGTGCGTTATCTCCGACTGCGCAAGGGGATCTGGGCCGCGGCCGAAGGGCTGGTCTACGACGGTTGGGACCGGGCGATCCACCTGATCGATCGTTTTTCGGTACCAGCGAGCTGGCGACGCTACTGGGTCGTCGACTTCGGGTTCACCCATCCGTTTGTCTGGCAGGAGTGGGCCGAGGACCCCGACGGGCGGCTGTATCGCTTGCGCGAGATCTATCGGACGCAGCGGCTCGTTGAGGACCACGCACGTCACATCAAGGAGATCACCCGCGATCTCCCGCGCCCGGTCTCGATCATCTGTGATCACGATGCCGAGGACCGGGCGACGCTGGAGAAGCACCTCGGAATGACGACGAAGGCGGCACGCAAGGACGTCTCGCCGGGGATCCAGGCAGTCGCGAGCCGGTTGAAGGTCGCCGGCGATGGGAAACCGCGCCTATTCCTGGTACGCGATGCCCTCGTCGAACGCGATCCGTATCTGGCGGAATCGGCTCAGCCGACGTGTGCCGAGGAAGAGGTCGAGGGCTACATCTGGAATGTCGCGGGCGGGCGGAACAAGGGCGAAGAGCCGGTCAAGGAGCGCGATCACGGAATGGACTGTGTGCGCTACATGGCCGCTGAGCTCGATCTGGGCAAGCACGCGCGCGATGCCGCCCCTGATTCAATGACACGCGTGAGCCCGTGGTCGCCAGGATCGGAACGACCTGATACGACGTCGTCTCCATCGCCGCGCGTTCCGAATCGTCGTGACCCATTGACCGCGCCGAGCCGCTGGAGGTAGCAGATGGCGGACGAGAAGAAGCGGCCCCGCGTCGACCTGGGGGAGTTCGGTAACACCGGCTTAACCCGGTTCTCCGGGTACATCTACGAAGAGCGGCTGCCGGAGCTCCAACAGTTCCAAGGTCGCAAGATCTACCGCGAGATGATGGACAACGACCCCATCATCGCGGGCTGTCTCCGCGCGATCGAGATGCTCATCCGGCAAGTTGACTGGTTTGTTCAGCCGGCCGGCTCGAGTCCGGATGCGCAAGACGACGCCGAGTTCGTCGAGCAGTGTCGCGAGGATATGGCGATGACGTGGGAGGACACCGTCGCCGAGGTCCTGACGATGCTGGGCTTTGGCTGGCAGCTGTCCGAGAAAGTGTTCAAGATTCGCAGTGGGCGGAGCGCGGACCCGGCCCAGGACAGCAAGTATTCGGACGGACGGATTGGCTGGCGAAAGTTTGCGCCGCGGTCGCAAGAGACACTGCTCCACTGGGACTTCGACGAAAGTGGCGGTCTGCGTGGCATGGTCCAGCTGCCGCCGCCCGACTACCAGATTCGCTACATCCCGATCGCCAAGTCGCTGCTCTTTCGAACGACGAGCCGGCTCAATAACCCTGAAGGCTACTCAATCCTGCGCGGCGCGTACACGAGCTGGTATTACGCCTCGAATCTCCGCAAGGTCGAGGCGATCGGCATCGAGCGCGACCTGGCCGGCTTGCCGATCGCCTACGTGCCGGCCGAGCTTCTGTCGAGCACCGCCACCCCGAATCAGCAAGCCGTGCTCGCGAAGATCAAGCAGACGGTGACCGGTGTTCGCGTCGACGAGCAGATGGGTATTGTCTGGCCGATGGAGTACGACGACCAGGGCAAACCGCTCTACGACTTCAAGCTACTGAGCACGGGCGGCACGCGCCAGGTCAACGCGAACGAGGTCATCCAGCGGTACGAATCGCGGATGGCGCTCTCGATGTTGGCGTCATTCCTCTTACTCGGCAGCAACCAGCACGGCTCGTGGGCGCTGTCATCTGATCAGACCGACCTCTTCGCGACGGCGATCGGCTCGATCCTCGACATCATCGCCAGCACATTCAATCGGTTTGCCGTACCGGAGCTCCTGCTGCTGAACGGGCGCGACATCTCGGCCGGCACGCCGACTCTGGAGCACGGCGACATCGAGCAGCCGAACCTCGGCGAACTAGGTATGTACATTCAGCAGCTCTCGCAAGCCGGCTTCCCGTTGTTCCCATCGGCGGATGGGTCGCTCGAGAAGCGACTGATGCAGGTGGCTAGTCTACCGGAGCCACCGGATGAGGGCTATTCACCGTTGCCGAACCGCCAGGCGCAAACCATTGGTGGTCAAGGGAGCACGGAAGAGGAGGACAGCGCGTGAGTGCACCGGAACGCTGCCACGCTTGCCAACACCGGAAGGGGCCGCGATCGACGAACAATCGCACGCGCGATCCGAAGATTGATCCACCGCGCCAAAAGAAAGCATCGTGCGGGTGTAGCTGCCACACGACCTCGGTGAAGGCTGAGTGAAATACATCCACGCTCAGGTGACGGCGGAAGAGATCGACCTGCTCGACCTCATCGCCGAGAACGAACGGCGGCAGTTACCGGAGCAAGCCGGGTACATGCTCGCCAAGGCACTCCGGCTATATGCCGATCAACACGCTGAGCAGTTGCAGGTGATTCGGGAACGGAGGAAGCCGTAAATGGCTAGTCGACGACGCTTCATCGCCGGGATGGGTGTTGCCCTTCTGGGAGCGACTCTTACGACAGTCGGCACGCCGCAGGCCCGGGCCGCGACGGCCGAACAGTATCGGCTAATCGATACGGATCGCCTGATCGACATTACCGACTGGTTGCAAGCGCAGATCGACAAGGGCGGCACGATCACTCTGGCCGCAGGCCGTTATGTCTTGTCTCGAACGATCAAGCTCGCTGGCAACGTGATCCTGATTGGCAACGGAACCGAACTGATCTATCGCGGAACTGGCTCCGCGATCCTGCTTGATGGGCCAAAGGTCGGGGTAGCGTCTTGCACGATGCGAATGGAATCGGGTGATTGCGCGATTCGTGCGACCACCAAGGCCACCGACTTCGTGATCTCTCACAACTTCGCCTACTTCCCACCGCGACCGATCTGGTCTCGTTTGCTCGGCCTGTTCGGGTTTCGGGCGACGGCCAGCTCAACGCCGTATGGACTGGTAGCCGCGACGTGAACGACCGCTTTGACTGGTACGATCCACCACCCGAGCTACTGATCACGATCGCGCTCGGAGTAGCCATCCTCGTGACGACGTTCACCCAGACGTTTGGATTCTGCGCGGTGGGGTGTCACTAATGGAAGCAATGGAGCCGACGATCTGGACATTCAAGCCACCGACCGATAACGAGGTGTGGGCATTCCACGGGTGTGATCCTCTGACCAAAAAGGCGATCTGGTCGAAACCGGAAGGGGCATTGATCAAGGTTCTGGTCATCGTCTACCGGGATGACGAAAGCGGCTACGACGGCAAGTGGTTCAAGCTTACTCCCGCAGAGGTGCAAGCGGTTATGCCCGGGCCGATTGTCTCGGTCGATGCGATCCAGGAACGATTGCTTGCCCTGTTCCAGGTGGGCGCACCTCTGTGTTGACGCGTAGTTGTCTGGGCTGCCTGACCTGGCTTGTCGCGGCGATCTTCTTGGTTGCCGCGCTGGTTGTGTTTGGGTTGGCTTCGCCGGCCGCTTCGCCTGACATGGCGACACCGATACCTGACGGCATGTTCGTCACTGTTGACCCGGATGAGATCGCACAGATCGAGGCACGGGAAACGTACGAAGCCTGCGAGAGCCAAGTCTACGGCGCAAACTCGTACCAGTTTGGGCGATGTCGCTTCGTCTATCCAGGGTCGTAGGGGAAGGAAATAGGGCTCTCGATGTGGTATCGGTACTCGCTTCGCTTCCTCAACGCCGCCTATGCCCGTGGCTATAGCGTGCGGTGTCTGACGATCGAGACGCCAACGGCGAAGGTGGTTCAGCGACGGTTGGTGAGTAAGAACTAGGAGAGTGGAAATGGAAGGTCTCACGGAAGGTCGCATCGTTCACTTTGTGATGAATGACGGCCGAAACCCCGGTCAGCATCGGCCGGCGATCGTCGTACGCGTGTGGCGCGACCACAATGGGCACCCGCCAGAAAACGGCTGCTGCCAACTGGCTGTTTTCGTCGACGGCACGAACGATTACGCGACCATGCCCGTCGATGGGTTCCTGGCGGCCGTTTGGAAGACATCGGTTCTCCACGACGATAGCCACAAACACGGCACCTGGCATTGGATCGAGAAAGCCTAACTCGGTGATTCGCTTCGTCGCGCGTCTTCCCCAGCTCCGTCGCTTCGACGAGCCCATCGCGCCCGACGTGCAAGCGACGCTGGATCTCGCCGATGCGCAGGTGCCCGACCTGACCGATACCCTCGAATCAACACTGATGGGGCTGGGCGACGACGTCGACGACGGCGATCTCACGGATGCGGTTCAATCCCACGATATCAACGCGGCTCTCGACGCGATTGCGTGGGAGGACTTCACCTCGACTGTCCTAGAAGCGGCGCGCGAGGTGCTCGCCGACGTCATTCCTGCGGCCGGCGATGTGGCGGCGCGGGCACTCTACCAGCAGTTACGGGCCCAGTTGACGCTCTTGCCGCCACCGCCACCGCGCGCACCAAAGGTGACCGGGCTCTCGAGTCCTGAACCGGTCGGGCGTTTTGTTGCTCGTTTTGACCTGGTGAATCCCCAGTCGTTGGCGTGGATTGACGGCAGTGCGGGCGAGTTGGTCCGCGAGATTACGGAGGACACCCGCTCGACGATCCGCATGTTGATGCGACGTGCCTTTCAGGATGGCGTGACGCCGGCGGAGACAGCACGACTACTTCGTGCGACGATTGGATTGACCGACCGCGGTGCGAACGCTGTCTACAACTATCGGGCGTGGCTGGCCGGCAAAGGGACCGATCCGCTGGCCGGCTTGAGCCAGACCGATATCGAACGGTTGCTCCGCGGCGGAATGCGCCGCAACCAAATCCCGAGGCTGCAGCGCACCGGACTGAGTGCCGATCGCATCGATCAGTTGGTGGACGGCTACCGCCGGCGCCTGATCCGCGAACGGGCCGAGACGATCGCACGGACGGAGCTTCTCGGCGCGGCGAACCAGGGAACGTGGCTACTGTGGTCGCAGGCAGTCGATCAGGGACTGTTGCCGAAGTTAGCGCGCAAAGTCTGGATCGACACGGGAGACGGTCGCACGTGCGATGGATGTCGTGCAGCCGCCGGGCAAGTGGTTCCGTGGGATCAGCCGTTTAGCACGATGTACGGACCGGTGATGATGCCCCCCGGACACCCGCGATGTCGTTGTACAGCCGGGATTACCAACGGTGAGGCAGATTCCTGAATGGCGACGAGGAGCCGCACCGACGGTATCCGCGGGGCTATTTGCGATGAACTGGATCGTCGTCAGGAAGAGATTGACGGCGATATCGACCTGGCGCGCGTAACCGTGATCGTCGTGTTGAACCGGCGAACGGGCCGACCCGAGCAGGTGATGTGGCGACCCGAGAGCCAACGCGACGTGCGGGAGTGAGTTTCGTTCAGACTATTGACAAGCCTCTCGAACAAATGTTAGGGTAGGAATTAGCGGGATGGAGCAGTCTGGCAGCTCATCGGGCTCATAACCCGAAGGTCGGCGGTCCAAATCCGCCTCCCGCAACCGGGATAGGCCGGTGTAGCTCATCGGTAGAGCAACCGCCTTGTAAGCGGTGGGTAGCGGGTTCGATTCCGCGCCACCGGCTGATTCCATCGAAATTGAATACCACCTGTCGCCTAGGTCAGTAGAACGGCGAGTTGCTTGCTTCGGCAAGTGGCTCGCCGTTTTTGTTTTGTCCAAGTTTCAAGCCGATGGAGAGGCTGATGCCGACGCGAATGGCGGAGCGGGTCACCAAGAAAGAAGCGGACGGGGAGCACCCCGCCGAGCACTACGCCTACGTGCCTGATCCGACCAAGTCGAGCACGTGGAAGCTCCGCATTGACGATGCCGAGCACGTCGGCGGAGCTGCCGCCGCTCTCGGACCGGGTTACCGTGGCGAGAAGGCCGAGATCCCCGACGCCGATCGTTCCAAAGTCGTCGCCAAAGTACGCGCAGCGTGGAAGAAGTTCCACCCGGATGCCAAAGACGATGAGATGCCGGAGGCGCTGAAGGCGGCCGAACCGACACTTACCCAGGTCCACGTCAATGCGCCGCTGGGCGCTGTGCGGGCCGAGCCGATGGGTGATGGCCAGGATGATGACGAGGACGACGAAGAGGAAGGCGAAGACCAAGACGCTGAGCCAACCGCCGAGAAGCCGGGCCGGCCATTTCTGACCAAGATGATCGAGCACCTGCGCGGGATGGTTCGACCGGACCAGTACGACGAGGCAATGCGGAAGGCGCGCGCGCACGCCGGCGGGAGAGCGCGATCGGATGCACGTCAAAGTGCTGAGTGGATGGGCGAGCAGGAAGAGGGTGACGAGCCGCATCTGCGGAAAGATGATCCTGCTGTTCATTACCGTGCGTCGACGGATCCGGACCAGGCGTGCAGTGGCTGCCGGTTTTTCTGTGGCGCGACCTGCACGCTCGTGGAAGGCTCGATCGATCCGAACGGTGTGTGCGACCTCTTCCATAGTCGCGAGAACGTCTACCGCGAGCGAACTTTCAAGGAGTCTACCGAGCGTCTTTGCTTCGCCGACGCGCCTACGCGGATCCCCTTTCTGCCGATGCCAGGGCGGTACACGCACCCAAGCTATGGCGAGATTCGGCTCACGCCGGAGCGGTTGGCGAACTTCGTCAAGAACTTCAACGCCGGGATCTACCAGAAGCAAGTGCCGCTGGACGCCGAGCACCAGACGAAGCTCAGCGGCGCAGTCGGCTGGGTCAAGCAGCTTTCGCAGAATCCGGACGGGTCCGTCGACGCGATGGTCGAGTGGACCGATCGGGGGCGGTCGTTCCTCGAGGCAAACCGCTACAAGTTTGTCTCACCGGAATGGTACGACGACTGGACGGACCCGGCGACGACCAAGACCTACCGCGACGTGGTGATTGGCGGGGCACTCACCACGCGCCCCTTTTTCAAAGAGAGCGTCTTACGGCCGTTGGCTGCCGGCGAAACGGCGACGCCGCGGACCTGGTTACCCATCCAATCGAAAGGAGCGACTATGCCAACGCAGCAGCGCCGCGCGGCCGAGGACTACAGCCATACCCACGAGCACAGCCACGGGGATGAAACCCACTCGCACGAGCACGATCACGGCGGTGACGTGCCGCAGGGCGACGGACACCCGGAGGCGCATCGACACGATCACGAGGGAGGCGAGGACAAGGCGATGAGTGAGAAGCGCTTCGCCGAGATGGAGGCTCAGAACAAAGCCTTCAAAGAGCAGCTCGAAAAGCAGGCGGCGGAGTCGGCGAAGCAGGCCGCGGAGCTGAAGGCCGCGACGGATCGACTGGCCACGATGACCGACGAGGCGCAGACGAAGCGATTCACCGATGAAGTCCTCGGTCGCAATTCCGCGAACGGCATCCGCTGGATCGGCGATACCGCCAAGCACGTCGGCCACCTGAAGAAGCTCGCCAAGGCATTTGGCGAGGATTCCGAGGAAGTGCGCTACGAGATCGAGCAGAACCGGGCGCACGCCGAGCAGATGCGAACCTCGGGCCTCTTCAGTGAGCGCGGTTCGGAGGCATTCGGCGGGGATGGCGACGCCGAGTCCGAGTTTGACGCCGCGGTGAAGCGCGCGATGGCCGAGCACAAACTCGACTACGGCACCGCGTTCAGTCGAGTCCAGCGCGACAACCCCGCGCTGGCGCGGCGATTCAGCGAGCAGATGCGGGGAGGTCGGTAAGCGATGGCCTACGAAGTTGGACTTCAGACCTTCACGCTGAAGGCTGGAGCGGACCTGTCGGCGGCGGCCAACCAGTACAAGTTGGTCAAGCTCGACAGCAACGGAAATGCTGTGCTCTGCGCCGCGACGACCGATGTGCCGATCGGCGTTCTCCAGAACACGCCGGCTAACAACGATGCGGCCGAGATTGCTTTCGGAGGCGTCTCCAAGGTGCAGGCCGGCGCGGCACTGGCCATCGGCAACCAGATCGGACCGAACGCCTCCGGCCAGGCAGTCGCGCTGACGCCAGGCACTGATACGACCAAGTACGTCATCGGGGTGGTCCTGGTTGCAAACGCGAACTCTGGTGGCTACGTCACCGCGCTGATCAATTCCGCGTCGCCGCACCGCGCGGCCTGACTTCGCTTTACCCAATCGAGGACGGCGGGAAGGTTCGGATGTTCGGTCAGCAGATGCACCAGTTTATGGCAGATCACGCACAACAGGGCGAAGTTGCTTCGCTCGTTGTGAGTGGGATCACTGTCGATATGGTGCAGGCAGACCGCGCGTTGGCGGTGTTGGATTCCGCACAACTGACACTTTCCGCCGGTCTCACGCCAGAGGGCAACAGCATCCGGGCCGTAACGATCCCGAAGTGCTCGCTCCCTCTGTCGGTTACTGGGGATGCCATCTTCTGGGGTTCCTCGCTTGAGTTTTTGCCGTTCATTGTAGGCTCGGCCGGCTTCCAGATCGGCCAGTCGATGCTCTTCACAGTAGTTCCGCGAGAGGGGGGATCGTGGCCTATCGCAGACGACACAGATTCCGCGATGGCGGGCTTCCTTGCGCCGTTCGCGCATTCGGTCCCGATTCCACTCGGTGCAGGACGGGCAGTGCTTCTTGCCGGGAGCAACGGGTGCAGAGCAGCGAACACAGGCGCCACGGTGCCGCCTGAGCACGGCATAGACGGTGTTTTCGTGGATACCAAGTTCACGCGCTACGGCTCGGCCGGACTGCAGGCGGGCGTAGCTGTCAACGATGGGTTGCTCATCGACGGGTGTGCGGCTCGGCATGGGATTACCTCCGAGCCTGATTCTATCGCAAATCGTCTCGAATGTCCACGTGGACATTAGGAGGTAGGATCCCATTCCGCAACCTACTTTACAACAGGTCCATGTAAACCGACCGCTGACCATGATCAGCACGGCGTACATTCAGGACCAGAAAGATTTCATCAGCACGAAGGTCTTTCCCATCATTCCGGTCGACAAAAAGAGCGACTTGTACTTCAAGTACACCAAAAACGACTGGTTCCGCGACGAGGCGCAGGAGCGCGCGCCGGGAAGCGAATCGGCCGGCGGTGGTCACAACCTGACCACGGATAGCTACAACTGCACCGTCTACGCGTGGCACGAAGACGTTCCGGACCAGACCCGCGAGAACTCCGACCAGCCGCTCGACCCAGACCAGGACGCGACACTGCTGTGCACCCAGAAGCTTCTGCTCAAGCAGGAGATCACCTGGACCAGCCAGTATTTCGGAACGGGCATCTGGGGCACCGACGTCACGCCGACGGCGTGGAGCAACTACACGAGCTCGGATCCGATCACCGACATCAAGACCGGGCGGGCGACGGTGCTGCAGAACACCGGGTACCTCCCGAACACGTTGGTGCTTGGCTTCAACGTCTTTGAGGCCCTCCGGAACCATCCGGACGTCGTCGATCGCTACAAGTACACGACGGCCGACGCGATCACTGAGGACATGCTCGCGCGGCTGTTCCAGGTCGATCGCGTCCTCGTGGCCAAGGCGGTGAAGGCGACCAACATCGAGAACGAGACCGAGGCGTACTCGTTCGTTCAGGGCAACAACGCACTGCTGGTCTACGCCAACCCGCGACCGGGCCTCCGGATGCCGAGTGGCGGCTACACCTTCGCGTGGAAGGGCCTCGCCGCGGCACTTGGGAGCAACGTCCGGATCAAGAGCTTCTACCTGCAGTGGCTCGAGTCGACCCGCGTCGAGGGTGAGAGTGCCTGGGACCAGCACGTTGTTGGCTCGGACCTCGGCTACTACTTCAACTCGGCAGCCTGATAGCTAAGGCCGATCTGATCGGCAGAGAGGAGCGGCACGATGCAGATTCAGGTGGAGGTGCTCCGGCCCATCCAGGCCGGAGCTGAGACACTGCGGCCCGGCCAGGTCGTCGATGCGACGTCCTGGCGGAATACTCAGAAGCTCGTCGAACAAGGACGCTGTCGGTACGTGATTGTGCGGCCGGAGGAGGATCCTACCGCGAGCACACGGCGACCGCGGGAGGTGCGTCATGCCTAACCGATTGACCAAAGGGACGGCCCAGGTCGGCAATCTCGCGCTGGGTACCACGAAACTCACGGCGTCGGGAGCTGATCTCAATACGATTGCCGGCCAAAGCGCGGCGGCGCGGCGCACATCAAAGACAGTTGCCGTCGCGCTGGCCGGCGGTACGGACACCGGTGGCGGTCTCGGCTCGTGGCAAAACCCCGAAGGCGCCGCCATCATCATCGAAGATGTGGTCGTCGATGTGACCGTCGTCGCGTCGGCCGCGTGCAACATCGACGTCGGAACTACGAACACGAACGCGACGACACTCTCCGACAACCTGATCGACGGCGCGGACATTCACTCGGCTACGGGTCAGTTCGATAACTTCTCGAACAAGGGGTCGAACGGCAAATCGACGGGCAAGCTCGCGTCAGGTAAGTGGATTACGGCGTCGATGGCAGACGCGGGCGCGTCGGCTGGCTTCGTCGGGACGCTCTACATCTCCTACTTCCTGGCATAAGGTGGGCTGTGACCTGGACGTATAGCGGGGATCCCTCGACGTCGACGAAGGATCAGGTGCGATTCCTCATTGGGGATACCCAATCAAGTGACCCGATCCTTCAGGACGCGGAGATCAATTGGTTGCTGACCGAGAATGCGACACCGTTTTACGCGGCGGTGGAAGCGGCTAACGGTATTGCCGCCTACTACGCGCGCAAGGCGGATAAGGCGGTTGGCGACCTGAAGATCTCGGCCAGTCAGCAGCACAAGCAGTATCTCGATTTGGCGGTACGGCTGCGCCGTCGGGCTCTTACCGAAACGGTCACACCATACGCCGGCGGGATCTCGGTTAGCGATAAGCAGGTCCAGCAAGACAATTCCGATTCGACGGTACCCTTCTTCAATCGCGATCTGTTCGAGATTCCAGGTGCTGATCTGCCGGTACAGGCGTCGGTTGAGCCAATCCTGGGAAGCGAACCGTAAGGCAGGCTGGTTATGGCAACCCTCAACACAGAACAATTGCTAGCCGCTCGACGGACAGCATCTCCGTCAAGCGGCGGCGGCGTGCCGGTCGATCCGGGTGACGATTTCGGATACAACCTGCCTAATGATTTCGATCCGTTGCGAGTTCCGAAAGGATGGGTCGCCAAGCCACGGATCGACAGCCACCGTCACCTGTACACCCGACGCGGGTGGCGTGACGTTGCGGCGCGCGTCTACGAAGAGATCATCGACGACATCGGCTTGCAGAACCTGAAATGCGTCCTGCCGATGTGGGAGCTCGAGGGCGGGCCGTTCCGCAATATCGTCAACTACGACAAGACGTTTTCCCCACGCGGTCAAGTCCTGTTCGGACAACCAGGCGGGCCGCATCCGATCCCCTATCTGGACGGATCGACCGCGTACATCGTCCAGGATCCGGTGATCGCCAACCCGGTCGGCGGCACCTACGACACGTCGCTGACGGCAAACACGAACCTGCTGGCGCAGCAGTTCATCGCGCCCGCGTCGTGTGTCCTGGGCTTCGCTCGCGTCTACATTCGCAAGACCGGCTCGCCCGGCGGCAACATCGCCGTCCAGATCTACTCGGACAACGCCGGCCAGCCCAACGCGGTCATCACGTCGGGCACGACGAATAACCTGGCGAACAGTTCGATCGCCTCGGCCGGGTGGGTCGGCCTGACCTTCAACACTGGGCCGTCGCTGGTCGCGGGGACGACCTACTGGGTGGTGATCGAGTACACGTCGCCGTCCGGCATCGACGGATCGGACCACGTCGACTGGTATTACGACGTCGCCGGAACGTTCGGTCTCAATCGCGCCACCTACAACGGCTCGTCCTGGACGGTGCAGACCGGAACCAGCTTCGCGTTCGAGCTCTACGACAAGGACGCGCTGGACCTGGGCACGGCCAACCCGAGCACGTCTAGTTACACCGTCATTCTGGGCGCGAAGTCCGATATGGTGATGGGCACGTCGGGCTACCTGCTCGACATCTCCAGCACGATCGGCGGGTGGATTTGCCAGTTCCGGGTCAACTCGGCGAACACCTGGCAGTCGGTTCAGGAAGATAGCGGGGCGGCGAACCTGAACATCGCGCTGAACCAGAACCCGAAGCAGTATCACGTCTGGGCGATGACGTTTGCCTACGGCGCGGGACCGAACAAGACCTGTCTGTACAAGGACGGCTACCTGGTCGGCTCAGTCAACGGGACGGCGGGGAACGGCCTGATGCTCCAGGCAGCGCCGGCGACGTTGGGCGCGATCCAGGGCAGCTACGGGATCATTCCAGACGCGACGTTGACGACGCCGTTCAAGGGATGGATCGGCCCGTTCGTCTACGCCAACAGCGCCCTGTCGTCACGGCGGATTAGCGCGATCTCGAATCAGTTGCTCGCGCTACGGCGCTACCAGGAGGCGGTCTGATGTACGTCAACCAGGGAGCGCCCGGCGATCCGTCCGAGGCGTGGCTCACCGCGCTCGGCCATTCGACGATCGACACCTACTCGGCGTCGGTCGTCGGCTACACGCCAGGCTCGGCCGCGACCGACGTTCTCACGATTGCTGGTGCCGCCGGCAAGGTCGTTCGCGTAACCCGCGTGGGCGTCTCGGGTTTCTCGACGTCTGGCGCGGTGATCGCCGTCTGCCTTATCAAGCGGTCTGCTGCTGATACGTCCGGCACGCCGAACGCGATGACGGCCGTCCCGCACAACAAGACCAGCCCTGCCGCCGTCGCGACGGTGAACAACTGGACCTCGACGCCGCCGTCCGTTGGAACAGCCGTTGGCACGATTCGGGCGTCGCGGCTCGGCATTTCCGCTGCCGCCGCGACGACGCCGGGCGATCGGATCGAGTGGACGTTTGAGAACCGACCGGGCAAAGCGATCGAGCTGTTCGGGACGGCCGACGTGCTCGCGATCAACTTGAATGGCGCAACGCTCGCCGGTGGTGAATTGCTCGATATGGACATCGAGTGGACGGAGGCGACGGCCTAATGCCATATCCTGTCAGCGCAATCAACCCGCCGTCTCCCGCGCCGAACCCGATCCAGGTCGAGAACGCCCTGGCCGGCGATAGCACCTGGAACAACATCACCGGCGCGAACCAGGCGCACCTGGCCGCGTTCGCCGACGCGATGAGTGTCGCCCTTGGTGGCACGATCAACTTCTACGTCGCAAGCGATTCCGCAGCCTGTACCGCTGACATCTACCGGCTCGGCTGGTACAACGGCGCGGGTGGCCGCAAGATCCAGACGATCTCCTTCAACGCGACGAACAAGCTGTCGAGCACGACGGTCAACACGACCTACTCACTCGGTGGCTCGGTCGGCGTGCTCTACAACTACTACACGGCTCAGTATCAGCACGGCTTCTCCCTGGCGATCCCGAACAGCTGGGTGAGCGGCCTTTATCTCGCCCGGATTTACCAAGGTAGCGGCAGCTTCCCGACCTGGGTGCCGTTCATCGTGACCAACCCGTTTAGCCAGAGCACGTTCGTCAATATGTTCAACGATACGACCTGGCAAGCCTACTCGGCGGTCGGTGGGTACAGCATCTACGCGGCAACCGCCGGAAACTTCGGTGCGCGGGTAAGCTACGATCGGCCCTGGACGGTCAACACGACCGCGCTCAACCAGGCCTTCACCAACTGGGAGCTCCAGTGGGTGCGCTGGCTCGAGAAGAACGGCTACGACGTCACGTACGTCGGGTGCGCCGACGTCGAGTACGATCCCTCGGTCCTGCGGCGGCACGCAGTCGTCCTGACCGCCGGGCACGCCGAATACTGGTCTAAGACGATGTGGAACGCTTTTCGGAAAGCGCGCGACAACGGGACGTCGCTCGGGGCGTTCTGCGCGAACACCGCCTACAAGCGAATTCGCTGGCTCGATTCGGACCAGTACACCGGCCCGCGCCGAATGTTCGAGTGCTACGAGCACTTTCCTTACGCGGATCCGCTCGCGGATACTTCCGAACGAGCCGGCCGCGCCCAATGGAACGGCGACTGGCCGAACGCGCTGTTCGGGGTCGGTTTTGGCGGCGTCGTCACCGCCAACGGGACGGTCGCCTTCACCTGCGCGGACGCCGCGAACTGGGCGTTCGCCGGGACCGGGATGGCGACCAACGACACGATCGCGGGAATCGTCGGCTACGAGTTTGACACGCTCCAGCCGGGCGGAACGCCGGTGTGCGCGCCGTCGCCCGCTGGCATCCAGACGATCGCCTCGACAACGGGGATCTCGGTGAGTGGAGGTGATACGTCTCACTACTCCACCTACTACCAGCACAAGAGCGGAGCGGGCGTGTTTGGCGCGGGAACCGTCTCCTGGACCTGGGGTTTGGACAACTACCTGCCGGCGGGCAATCAGGCCACGGCGGATAGTCGGCTCCAGCAGATCACCGCGAACGTCCTGGCGCGGCTCGCCGCGACCGGCAAGGCGAGTAGCTAAGGAGCCCCGATGACGACGTACTACGTCTCGAACGCAGCGACGAACGGCTACGCCGTTGGCAACAACTCCAACACGTCGGTGCAGGCACAGAGCAAGAGCACGCCATGGCTGACGCTCGCCGGCGCTGTCGGGAACAGCGCCGTGGTGAACGGCGACACGATCATCCTCAACGCCGGTACGTACTCCGAGACGGCGTTCGTCAACGTCGGCAAGCAACTGACGATCAAGGCCGACGCGGGGCTAACCGCGACCATCCAGGACGCGACGAACAGCGATTCGCGGGTCATCCACTTCGCGCAGGCCGCGCAGGGCTCGATCCTGGGCGACCCTGGCTCGACGATCGTCTTGGACGGCCGCAGCCAAAACAGCGGGTGCCTCACGACCGATTCGTCGAACCAACTATCGTCACTGACGCTGATCGGCGTCCACGCGATCAACTTCACCCAGTATGGCATCCGAGTATTCAAGTGCGCGGCGTTCGTGATGATCGATGCGAACTGGCTCGTGACGGTTGGGGCGTGCTCGAATGCAACCAGCGCGGCGATCCGCCTCGATCCGGGCAGCGCGACTGACGTCTACACGATCAAGAACGGCTCGATCACCGGCACGTTCGCATCGAGCGTCAGCACGAACGCCTATGGCATCTTCCAGGCGAACCCGGGCGCGGCCGGTGTGACGGTTGACGTCGAGAACGTCAACGTCAACGTCTCCACGGCTGCGACGAGCGGCACGCAGCAAGGGATGATGTTCAACATCGGCGCGCAGCTGGCGATCAAGAACAACGCCGTCACGGTAGCGCAGACAGCCGCGACGACGAGCAATCTGATCGACGGCATCGCGGTTGGTGTCTCGGCAACCGGCCTGACCAGTACGAGTGTGGTCGTCAACAAAAACACCGTCACGCTTCCCACCGCCTCGACCGCGTTTGGCGGGCACGGCATTATCGTCGGCGCGGACACCCAGGCGAGTGCGGGGCCGGTTGGGCCGACAGGATATAACGGCGCGACTGGCGTCGTGGTCAGCCAGAACAGCGTGACCGGCGGCAACCACGGCATCTTGATCGCGTGGTTGAGCGGTGCCCTGTCGTGGGGGAACACGGTCACCGGGACGATCTTGGGATTGGTCGACAAGCACTGCGGGACCAACTATGGCGGCACCTACAACGGGATACCGAACCTGTGGTGTGGCAACATCGTCAACTTCGTGAGCAACGGCGCGAACCTGGCCGGATCCAGTTGCTTGTACGCGAAGGCCTCAGTCGGCACGATCTTCGCGAACAATCTGGTTCTGCTCGACGCGACGAGCAACGGGTCAATCTTCCTCAAGGCGGCAAACGATCCGTCAGGAACGGTCGTCGCCGCCAGCGGCATCGTGTACGCGAATAACCTGCTCTACGTCACGGGAGCGAGCGCGGCGACAGCGGCCGTGTCGGTCGGCAACGACGGGTCAACCGCGACGTTCTTCACCAACGACTACTACTCCGTTCCCGGCTTCGCGAACAACGCGTGGGTTTACCAGGCAACCAACTACGCGAACCTGGGCGCGTGGCAGGCGGCGAAGGAAACCGGGGCGCTCGGCGTGACGCCGTCCTTCGCCAACTTCTCCGGTGGCGACTATCACCAGCAGGTCGGCTCGCCGCTGTACCTGGCCGGAACGTTCGCCAGCGCGAGTTCGCTCGGCTACGACGGCCATCCGTTTAGCGTGACGCCGACGATCGGCCCCTACGAGATCCTACCGATCAAGATGACGCCAGTGAAGGCGACTGCGCCCTACGGCACGACCGGGGCGACGTTGACTTGGCAAGCAGGCGATCCGAATCTGAGCGTCCAGATCTCGATGCTCGGGCGGCAACTTCTTCTAGCGCGCAACACCGACGCCAACAACGCCCATATGCTCACCGTCATCGCATATCCGGACTCGCAAGGGCGAACGAACAACCTCATCCAGTCGATTCCGGCAAATACAACCGTCGCGGTGGGGCCACTCCACGTTTCGGGCTGGGCGAGTCCAGGCGGAACGCTGTTGGTAAGCGTGGACAATATCGCGCTCCAGCTGACTGCGCTTGATTTGCGCGGCACGGGGAAGTGAGGACACGATGGCAAACGCAGCATTTGTCGAGCGCAACTGGCAAGAGCATCCGCTCTTTGAGTGCGCGCTTTGTCAGTTCGACACGCTGAGCCGCGAGGCGATGATCGAGCACCAGGAGAAGGTCCACGGCGAACCGCCGGCGCGGATCACGGCGACGCTGAATCACTACGACCGCTTCGGGAATCTCGTTGGGACGCGCGAGGTCTAGATGGCGCGAACTGTCATAACGCCGGCCGTCGCGACTGGACCCTACGCAACTGCGGGCGTGGCGCTCACCTTCACGGCGGTTGACGTTGCCAACGGCAACGCCTGCGTCCTAACCGGCGGTCAGGTGATTGTCGTCCAGAACACCGATTCGTCAGCGCACAATCTGACGGTCACGTCGTCGAGTGACCCCAGTCTGCGTACGGGCGATCTCGTGGCGGCGGTTCCCGCCGGCGGATTCCAGGCGCTTGGGCCCTTCCCGGTCGCGGGATGGATCCAATCCGACGGAAAGCTTTGGTTCAGTGGCGACAACTCGGCGCTCCAGGTCGCGCTCGTGACGCTAACGGGGTGGTGAGATGGCAGCGACGACGTCGACAGCGGTCGCAATCGCGCACCTGGAAGAGCAGATCCGCCAGTTGACCCAGGGGATCGTCGATCTCAAGACGACGATCCAGCAGACGCGCGATAACGACGTCAAGGACGATAAGGTACGCGATGATCGCCTGTCCGATCTGGAGAAGTGGCAGAACCGCGTCATTGGTGCCGTCGCACTCCTGATCGTGGGTTTCCCGGCAGCGGTCACGATTACCGTGGCGCTCATCAAGCAGTTTGTCCATTAGGGAGGCAACGTGCAAACCAGCCATCTGCTCAAGTACCTCGCGATTGCGCTCGGTGTCGGCGGACTGATCATCGTCGCGAACGTTCTCGGGGCGAACACAGCGTTGCTGCCATCGAGTTTGGCTCTCGTCGCCGCGGCACTCCTGCCGCTACTTGGTTTTGCGGTGACACTGTTGACGATCCTGCTACCGAGCTTGCTTCAATCGGTCGCGGGACCCAACCCGTCACCGCAGGAGTCCTCTCTCATCAGTGCAATTGTGCAGCTCGTTGATGCGCTAAAAGGGACTCCGGCTCCGGTGGTGAACGTCCACGCCGTGTTGCCAATGCCGACAACACCGACGCCAGCCGCGACGCCCGCGACCATCTCACAGCCGGCGAATCCATCGCAATTGGCGACGATGACCAATACGTATCCAGTGACCGCGGCGACTGTTGAGTACGCGCCGGCAGGAACAACGACCTGATGGCTGGACTGGACCCGCAGCTTTTGGAGCTGCTGACGCAGACGGTCACGGTCGAGCCCTTCAACGTGAGAAAGGGCGATGGCTCGCCGGTCTTTGGCTCGCCGGTAACCTACCAAGCGCGGGTCGTCAATTCGGTCCGATCGTTTTACCACGATGGCCAGGTGGATCTGGTGAACTGGGCGTCGATCTACCTGAACTACACACCGTCAATCACGTCGGAGGATCGGGTCACGCTACCGGACGGGACGCAACCGATCGTGCAGAGCGTGAACAGCAGTCCGGATGAGTTTGGCGGGTACGCGACGATTATCTATACCTGGCACAAGCGAGGGGCCTAAATGGCCGGGATTGTGAACGTCCAGGTCGACGGGTTGAGCGCGCTCCAGGGGGTACTCAACCAGTTTGGGCAGAATGCTTCCCAGGCACTTGGAGCCGCGCTCTACCAGGAGGCTGAGTTGGTGATGACCGATTCGAAAGCCAACTATGTGCCCGTCGATACCGGCATGCTCCGCTCAACTGGTCACGTCGATCCGCCTCAGATGAGCGGCAACCAGGTGAGCGTGACCCTTGGCTATGGTGGCCCGAGCGCGCCGTATGCGCTACGCCAGCACGAGGATTTGAGTTATCGCCACACCGTTGGCCAGGCCAAGTATCTCGAGGAGCCGTTGCTGAAGGCCGCGAACGGAATGGCCGGACGAATCGGTGACAAGCTGCGGAGCGAACTCTGATGTCGCTGTGCGACGAAGTGACAACCTATCTCCAGGGCCTGGGTCTCGGAACGCTCGGGACGAACCTGTTCTATTCGCAAGAACCAGATCAGCCCAATGTCTGCACCGTGGTTCGCGACTATGGCGGGATGGACGGTGAGTATACCCACGACATTCCCGGGGTGGCTTATGAGCGGCCGCGGTTCCAGGTGGCGTGCCGCGGCGAACCGCAGGATTACGACGGACCACGCGCCCGGGCGAGGGCGGTCTACCTCGCGCTGATGATCGTCAAAAACACGTTCTTGACCGCGAGTGACGGAGAACAGGTTTGGTATCGCGAGATCGTGCCGCTGCAGTCGCCATTCGAGTTGCGGCGCGATTTGAAAGAGCGAGTGATTATCGGATTCAACTGTCAAGTCGTCAAAGAACCGTCCTGATTGGTGGGGTGACAGATGGAGTACGTGCCACAAGAAGTTGAACTTCAGGAGGCGCCAAGCGCTCCTGCCATCGACGACAAACCGGTCGAATCGGTTGCGGGAATGCCTGAACCGGCGCCAACCCCGGACCCACCGACATCACCTGTCGCTGACGAACCGCCGGTCGAACCGGTCACCAGTGTCACATCGCTACCCAGCGACAGTGCAGAGCAAGCGCCAGTGCTGCTGGAGGATCCGACACGCGAACCGGAGCCTGCGCCAGCGCCAGTTGCCGACCGGCCGAAGCCGATCGGGCACTGGACGGCGAGCACGTGGGGCGGGTTGCTGAATTACCAGTGCGCGTACTGTCCGTTTGATTGCCTCGACGAAGAGGTCATCGCGACCCATTTCGACGAAGCGCATCCACTCCGACCCGATGGCACACGAGAGAATACGCGGTCACGCGGCCGCTAAAGGAGATCTGACGAATGGCACGAACAGCAATCGCAGGCCAAGCGGCTCCGGGTTGCACTGGCGCCGGCGTGACCGGCCTGATTCTCACCCAGACAGCAGCCGATACGGGCAACAATAACTCGACGCCATCGACCGGCAAGGAACTGCTCGTCGCGTACAACTCGGACGGCGCCAACACCTACACCGTCACCGTCACGTCGGTCGCCGACCCGCTCGGCCGGACCGGCGACATTTCAGCGTTCTCGATCGCGCACGGCAAGATCGCGATCTTCGGACCGTTCCAACAGACGGGTTGGCGTCAGCCGGACGGCAATCTGTATTACCAGGCAAACAACGCGGCGATTCTGTTTTCGCCGATCATTCTGCCGTAACGCGCCGTAAGGCAAGGAGGAAGCAATGGCCACGCAAGGCGTACGCGCGCAGGGAACCCTGCTCAAGATCGGCGACGGCCAAAGTCCTGAAAACTTTACGACGGTCGCCGAAGTCGTCGACATCACCGGACCGAGCATCAAGCTCGACGTCGCCGACGGCACCAGCCACGACAGCTCAGGAGATTGGGATGAATCCATTCCCACCCTGCTGCACGGCGGCGACATCAAGATCACCGCGAACTTCATTCCCCAGGCGGCAACCCAGTCGTTTAGCTCGGGCATCCTCCGCGACCAGGTGAACCGCAACAAGCGGAATTACAAGCTCGTGTTCACCGACCCGAACTCGACGACGTGGCAGTTTGCGACCTACGTGACCGATTACGCGCCGAAGGCGCCGACTAAAGACAAGCTGTCGCTGGACGCCACGCTCAAGATCACCGGCCAGCCGACCCTCGCCTAATCGGAATAGCCCGGGACTGTGCGAGCAGTCCCGGGCGCGGAGAGGTTATGCCAAAGTCAGCCGTCCCTCTCGTGCCGATCGAACTGGACAAGACGCGGCACCTGCGCTTCACCCTCAACGCGATGATCGAGTGTGAGGAGCGGACTGGGCGATCGATGCTCAACACGAAGGCCACCCAGATTGGTCTCAAGGATCTGAGGGTCTACGTCTGGGCAGCGCTGATCCACGAGGATCCGACGCTCACGCCGGAACAGGTCGGCGACATGATCGACTTGCACAACCTGGCCGATGTGTCGGACGCCTTCAGGCGCGCGTTCAGCGCGGCGATGCCCGAAGCGAAGGGCGAGCAGGCCGAACCTGAGACCCCTTTAGCTGGCTAGACCTGTGGTCGATCGGCGTTCACGATCTCGGCCTGAGCGATGATACCTTCTGGCGGCTCACGCTCAAAGAGTTCGACGCGCTTCTGCAACGACGCGAAGGCATGATCGAGCGGCAGGACTGGCGGGCGGCGATGCTCGCGAGCGTCATCGCCAACGTCAACCGCGGACCGGACACCGAGCCGTTCCAACCGATCGACTTTATGCCGTTCCACAAGAAAGAGCCGGCCAAGCCCACCGATTTACTAGCGAAGATTGAGCAATTGAACGCCGTGTTTGGAGGTCGCGATGAGCGCAAGAACCGAGACCCCAAGCAAGCGGCGATGGATGCTGCCTTCGCCAAGGTGTTCGGCTAGATGAGTGTCAGCGGCGGCGACGTCACCTTTCGACTACTCGGCGATGCCTCGGGCGCGCTCGCGTCGGTCAATTCGGTCGGCAGTGCGCTCAACGCGGTTGCCGAGATCGCGACCGGGCTGGTCATCGGCGAGGCCTTCGTCGCGTCAGTTGATGGCGCGATCGACGCGGTTCACGAGCTCTTCAGCTCGATGATGGACGTCAACTCGGCGATCGAACAGTTCAACACCCAGATGGGCGTCTTGTTCGACAACGCCTCGACGTCGATGAATAACACCGGCCAGGCGTCCGATGCCGCGGCCAGTCGCACGAGCAGTGCGGGCTACACGATCGCTCGGGCGCAGCAGTCGATGGCCGACGCCGCGCAAGATCACGCGCGCGCGATTGCCCAGATCAACGACGAAGCCCAGAAAGCTCGCGACACGCTGACGGCGACGCTACAAGAGCTTGCCCAAGCCTACGAGCAGTCGATGAGTGACCTCACCGCGTCACACGATGCGGCGATGGACAAACTCAAGCAGGGCGAAGCGGACGCGACCCAGCAGTTCAACGAGCAGTTGGCGCAGCGGACCCAGGCGTTCAATGACGCCATGCAGTCGCTTCAGGATAGCCACCAGAAGACGATGCAATCGCTGGCGGATCAGCTCGAGCAACTGACCGAGACCTACCAGCAAGAGCAAGAGAAGCGCGACGCGACGTTTCTGGCGCAGGATCAGTCCGCGCCGGACACCTACGAGGCGCAGCGCAAGAAGGCGCTCGCCGACGCGAAGAGCTTGCAATCGGACCTAGCCGACGCGCGGGCCGCGGGCGACAGCGACCTAGTCGCCGCACTCGAAAATCGGATTCAACAAGAGCAGGCGCTGGCCGGCGAGAACTACGACAGTTACCTGGCCAACCTGCACGCCCAGCAAGCTGCGACCCAAGCCGCGGCAGATCAGGCGTATCAGCTCAAAGTTCAGAAGATCCAGCAAGAACAGGCGACGGAAGAGGCGTCCTACGCCGATCGGGTCAAGAAGCTCCAGGATTCGTACAACGCCGAAGTCGCCAGTCTCCGGGAATCGTTGGCGAAGAAGCTCGCCGAGACGAATCAGCAGATGGCGAGCGAACAGTCGGCATACGAGAAGCAGGTGGCGGTCAAGCAGGCCACCTACGACAAGGACGTCGCCAACGCCAAGAAAGCCGAGCAAGACAAACTCGCGGCGCTCCAACAGCGGTTCGACCAAGAGAACCTGATGTACGAGCGCCACATCCGTGACCTGAATGAGCAGATTGACCACGCGGGCGCAGGTGGTGGCGGCAAGCCGAGCGCGGCGGCAAAGCGGATGGCCGGGCCCGAGGTCAACGAACTACCCGACGAGAAGAAGGCGCTCGAAGACTACACCGGCCAGAAGCTGAAGAACGGCCAGGAGTACGCCGAAGCGCTCAACGAGTTCTTGATGCAGGCGACGTTCGGGACACCGTTCACCGCCGATGACTTGCGGAAGGCCTCGCGCACGTTGACCGGCTTCAAGCTGGATACGACCAAGTGGCTGGACACGATCGTCAACACGGCGGCGGCAACCGGCCAGACACCGCAGATGATCGCATCGCTTCTGGGGCGGATCTCGACGGGCGAAGGTGGACGTGCAGCGTACGAGTTCGCTCAACTGGGCGTGCCGCTCCAAGACATCCTGCCGAAAGGATCGTTCGATTCGGCGAACGCATTGACGTTGCCGGCTTCGCAGGCGCTCCCGCTGATTATGTCGGGGCTGCAAAGCCGCTTCAAGGGAATGGCGGCGAGCCAGGCGCAAACACTGCCGGGGCTCCTGTCCAACTTCGCCGACCTCGGGCTGATCGTCCAGGGAATCATCGGCGGCGTCCCGATGTCGCCACCGGCACCGCGCCGCGGCGATGAGGGACGGAATCAAGAGGGCGCTGCTCAGCCGAAGGGCTTGTACACCGACATTGAGGACGAGCTTCGGAAGATTTACGAGTGGGCAAGTAAGAACCAGGACAAGATCGCGGAGGTTGCCGCGACGATTCGCGACAAGCTACATCAGGCGTTCACCGACCTGGCGCCCGTGATCGAACGCATCGCCGGCCAGATCGAGCAGTGGTTCGCCAGCGGGCAGGCGGAAAAGGACTTTGCCTCGCTCGGCGACACGATTCGCACGGTGAGCAGTCACGCGACTGACCTGTACAACGACCTCGAGAGCGTGATCAACACGGTCAAAGATGGTCTCGATACCTGGAACAAGTTCAAGGACATCGCGGGGGCGTTGCTGGTCACGTTCATTGGCTGGCAGATCCTGACAACGATCGGCGAAGCGTTCGTGACGATTGGCGGCATCATCGAAGGGCTGTCCGTCATCTTCACTGGTCTAGGCGTTGCCGAGGGACTGGCTCTCTTACCGCTCTCACCAATCCTCATCATCGTCGGGCTGATTGCCGGGGCAGTCGCGCTGCTCTATCTCGCGTGGACCAACAACTGGTTCGGTATCCGAGACACGATCACCAACGTCTGGAACAGCATGAGCTCGACGATAGCCAGGGTTTGGAATGGCGTCATCACTTGGGTTGGCGACACGCTCGACTGGCTCGAGCGTAAGTTTCAGGACGCCTGGCAGAACATCCGGGATGGAATCGTCAACGCGATCGTCCAGGCTGCGGTTGCAATCGCTGGCACGATCAATAGCATCCTCTCGACCGTCGAGCAGTTGGTCAACAAGGTGATCAACGGAATCGCCAAGATTCTCGGCCCGATGGTCAACTTCATCAATCAGGGGCTTCGCGCGTTGGGCCTGCCGACGATCGACAGTCCGATCCTCAACCCGGTGTCGCTCGGACAGATCGACATCGCCTCGCTCGAATCGTCATTGCAAGCGGCGCTTCCCAATCTGGTTAGCTACGCGATGGCGGCGCTGCTTGGGCCAGTTGGCGGGGCCGCACTCACCGTGCCGGGGGTTATTCCGGCTCCGCCCAGCAATCTGAGCGGCACCGTTCCCGATGGTCAGACGGGCAGCGTGAATTATGACCAACTTGGCGCGGCGGTCGCAACAGCTTTACAGAACAATCCGCCGAATATCTACGTCGACGGCCAGAACCTGACGTCGTACGTCCAGCAATCTCTCCTGCGCTACGGCTCGCGCAACGGCTCGATCTTGGGATCGAACGCATGACGGTTGCGAATGAGCCGGGATTCCCGACGATCCAGCTGCAGATTTCCTTTGGCAGCAACCCGACCGTCGCGCCGTCGTGGACGGATGTGTCTGACTACGTGCGCGGGTGGAGCCTGAAGCGCGGCCGGCAACACGAGCTCGATCAGGTGCAGGCGGGAACCTTGAGCGTACGGCTCGATAACCGCGATCGCCGCTTCGACCCGACGAACGTTTCCGGGCCCTACTACGGCGACTTGAAGGTCGCGCGCAAGGTTCAGTTGAGCGCCACCTTCGGCTCCGCGACGTACATCCTCTATACCGGCTTCATCGAACGCTACATTCTGACGACGCCGGGTCTGTTCGACGGACTGATGGAGATTCAGTGCTCGGACGGATGGAAGATGGTGGCCGGCGCGATCCTCGATGCGACGGTGAGCTATTCCCAGGAGCTGAGCGGATCTCGGATCAATAACATCCTCGACACGATTAGCTGGACGACCGGCCAGGCGTGGGTCCTCGGCGATCCGACGAATGGCGTCCTTGGGCACACGACCGCGCTCGCGCCAGTTGGCGATCGAGCCATTGATACCGGATCAACGACGATCCAGGCGTTCACCGGATCAAACACGACCAAGGCGATACAGCATCTCGGCGATGTTGTGAACGCGGAGTTTGGTGTCGCCTTCGTCAAGGCGGATGGGACGTTCTGTTTTCAGGGACGGCAGACGCTCTACTCGAATCGGAACGTGCAGGCCGTCTTCGGCGGCGGCGCCGGCCAGATTCCCTACCGTGGCAAGACCCCGCCGACGTTCCAGCTCGACGATCAGTACATCTACAATCGCGCGACGGCGACCATTGCCAACGATGGATCGAGCACGCAATACGCCTATCAGGATCCGAGCGGCACCTCGATCCAGGAGTACTTTCTCCGGTCGCACGACGATAGCGCCCTGATACTCGTAGACATATCCGGCGTCGGCAACGAGGTCAACAACCGGCTCCAGCATATCGTCAACGTCTATCAGGAGCCGCAGCTTCGCGTGCCGACGCTCGAGTTCCAGGGCGGAATCGACGATCCGCTCTGGCCTGCGGTGCTGGCGCGCGAGATTGGCGACGTCGTGACGGTGTACCGGACGCCACAGAGCGCGCCTGGACTCGCGCCAATCGTGACGACGAACCGCGTTGAAGGGATCCAGATCGATGAGACGCCGTGGAATTGGCGCATCACGCTATCCCTCAGCCTACTCGACACACAGACCTACTGGGTGCTCGGCACAAGCGCTTTGACGTCGACGACACGCCTGGCCTACTAGGAGGACACCATGGCATCCGCGACCTGGACGGCACCGCGAGACTGGGCCGATGCCTACGTCGTCACGGCATCCGACCTTGAAACCTATCTCTCCGACAACGACCTTTACCTGTGGACGCTGCTCAACGGCGGGATTGCCGCCAGCATCATTATGGAGAACACCTACCCGTACCAAGCCAAGACGTCTGGCGGCGTTGCTCAGTGGCTGATCGGCTTGGACGGCTCCAATGACGTGATCATCGCCGGCAACAACGGATTCTTTTGGAAGAACATCGCAGGTAGCACGACCTACGCGAACCTGGACACGAGCGGCGACCTGACACTCTACGGGCCACATCTCAAGCTGAACAGCGGCGGCGGCACCCAGTATCGAGCGCTCCGCTACCTGGACAGCCTGAGCGCTGAGCTGCACGTCGAGTTTGGCTTGACGACCGACAGCACGTCCGTCTCGGGCAATCAGGCGATCACATTTACCCACGCTTTCGCCTCGACGCCGACGATCTTTCTTGGGTGGAGCAACAGCCAGAACGTCCAGAATATGTGGACGAGCAGCGCCAGCGCGAGTGGCTTTACCGCTAACTGGGCAAACAACGGCTCCGGTTCAACTCACATTCAGATCGCGTGGATGGCGATTGGGACGTCAAGCTAAGGAGTGATGATGGACGACAAGCCAACGCACATCGTTCCGGTGCCAGCGGCGGCGAGGCCCACCCTGGCAAAGATGCTCGCCGCTAAGGCGCAGATCGACCTCAGGATCGCGACGTACCTCAACGGTGTCTTGGACGGAATGGGTGAAAGCGGCGACCTGATTGAGCTGAACGACGATGGATCGATGCTCGTCGAGGGGCCATTGCGGGAGACGTCGTAATGGAAGGCCGCAGCCAGCGCGAGGACGCGGTCCTGGCGATCACCGACGTCCATTGGGGCAAGAAGACGCCGACGTTCGATATGGACGTCTGCAAACAGCGCTTCGATCGCGCTGGCGAGCGGCTCAAGCGGCTCCGCGATCTCCAAAGCGATTATGAGATCGAAAGACTCCACATCGCCTTACTTGGCGACCTGAACGACGGCACGATGATCTACGCTACGCAGCCGTACCACCAGGCGCAGTCGAACGTCGAGCGCCAGGCGGATGAGGTTTCGGACTTTCTGGCCGAGTGGATCGTCAAGCAGATGCCGATCTGGGGCGCGGTCGATATGACGGCGATTCCCGGCAACCACGGCCACACCGGAAAGCTCGGCCACGAGGCAGCGAACTGGGATATCGTTTCTTACCGCTATCTGAAACTTAAGATTGCCAACGCGGTCAAGGTCGACATCGCCGACGTGCCAATGATTATCGAGAGCGAGGGGGACGCCTCGACGTTCATTAAGAAAGCGACCTGGCGCGGCCACAGTTATCTGCTTTACCACGGCCACGACATCAGGTCGTATGCGGGCATCCCGTGGTACGGAATGATGAACCGGCTGATCAAGTGGCAGACGACGCGCGCTCTTGGCGGCTTCGATGTGGCGATGATGGGGCACTTTCACAGTTGGGGCGATTGGCAGATCAACACGTTCCGGATGATTGAATCTGGAACGATGGTCTCCGATGACGAGTGGGCCCTTCGACTGTTTGGCTGGGAATCGACGAATCGATGGCACCTGTACGGGGTAAGCGACAGTCGGCCGGTTACGTGGCAGTACGGACTAGACCTTCTCTGATGTGACGGTCTAGGCCCCTGAAAGGACATCCGATGCACCGCTGGCTTCTTCGGGTCGGGTTGCTACTCCTGACGCTCACTGTCCCGCCCATCGCGCTGGCCGATGGCGTGACGATCAGCTGCTCGAGCGGTCAGGTCTTGGTGATTGCCGGAAACGGTGTCATCGATACCGCCAACTGTTTCACCCCCACGCCGACCGTCACGCCACCATCGACGAGCACACCAACTATCACCCCAACCGCGACGATGACCACGACGGCGACGGCGACCTACACGCCGACGAGCTCGCCCAGTCCGACCGTAACGCCAACGTCGACCGTAACGTTGACACCGACCGTCACGCTAACCCCCACGGCGACGGCGACGCCGATCGCGCAGGGGAGCATCTGGTACGTGTCCCGCAGCGGCAATAACGCGGACGGCAAGACCTATACGACCGCCTGGAACGAGTTGAGCAGCATCGGCTGGTCGAGCGTCAAGCCGGGTGACACGATCCTGATCGATGGCGGCGCGGTCGCCTGTACCAGCCCGACCACGCCGGTCGCCGCGTCACCCTATGGCTTCGGACCGAAGCCCGGCCAGTCCGGGAACGCCTGCGGGATGACCTACAACACGACGCTGACCTACGGGACGACCGGGACGCTGCTCGCTCCGATCACGATTCGACTGTCGCCGGACGCCGGCCACAACGGATCGGCGATCTTCTTCGGCGGGCGCACGTCCGATCTTCCCTACTGCACGCAGACAAGCTACACCGCGACGTACAGCGGGAATAACCTGGCGAACGTCATCTTGACCGGCGCGCACAGTTACATCACGCTGGACGGCACGAAGCGCGGCGGGGTGATCGTCTACGGCGGGCAGAACGGGATCTCGATCAACAGCGCGTCGGCGAGTAACCTGACCTTCCAGAACCTCGAGATTTTCGACAACGGCGCGGAAGGCAAGGGGGCCGATCCGGAAGGCGGCAACTACGCGACGACTGGCTACGGCAGTGACAATCCGGGTGTCTGGGTTGAAGGGCAGTCGATCACGTTTGCCCGCGACCTGATTCACGACAACGGCCAGGATGATCTCCAGAGCGGCAACTATACGACGCCGGCGATCTCGAACCTGATGATTACCGATAGTTGGCTCTACTTCTCCCGCGAGAACCCGAATTATCCGGGGTGGGGATTCAACACCGGGAATAACCAGCCGTGTCATCATCCAGACGGCACGCAGCTGTTCAGCGGAAATCCGAACGTCGGGGTGACGATCCAGCACTCGATCGTCGGACCGTACCTGGCGCAAGGGACGTATCCGGCGGACAGCGGGACGCCGGCCGAGACGAATAATCTGACGCTCAATGACGTGACCTATCTCAATACCTGGTACGACAGCGTCAACGGCGATCTCCGCACGACGAGCGGCTGGACGATCGAAAACGTGACGTCGTACAAGTGGGGCGCGGCTCCGGATGGCGTCTGCGGGGCGCACCTGGACAGCATCCGGGGAACGGGGCACGTTCTGACGAACTCGATCTTCCAGGGATGCTCGAACGACATCGGGTTGACCGGGTTCGGCGCGTCGTCGACCGGCTCGCTCTACTGGAATACCGATCCGGTGCCAGGGGGTGCCAACGTGAATCCGCAGTTTCAGGCGGTCTTGCCGAACGGTACGCCGCACTGGACAGACCTGAACGCCGTGAACCTGACCGCGACGTGTGCAGGGTGTAGCGGGAAAGGCTCGAGCTTGCCGACGATCGCGTCGATCTTGGCGCGAATTGACGGGTTGAACTGAGGGAGGGGGGGCAACCAATGCGACCAGAGATCTTCTGCATCATTGGCAGTTTGATGTTCCTGGCCGGTTCGATCTGGTCTTTGGTGATTCAACGATGAACGCGGCAGGAAAACGCATCACCGTCGTCAAGTGGGATACCGGCGACTGGGTCGCCCTGTACGTCGACAATAACTTCTACGAAGAAGGCCATAGTCTCGACGAGTTTCATTGGGTCAAAGCGATCAACGAGCACGGACCGATTGCCAGCGCGGTCGAGTTGACCCTGACGGCGGAGAAGTCGGACACCGAAACCTATGACGATGCATATACGTCAGCGCCGACGTACCTTAATGATTTCTCTGAATCGGACTTCAAGCCATGAACGCCGGTCCACACGTCATCCTCCCCACCGCCGCGGCGAAGGCCTGGGTCCAAAAGGCCGATGTGGTAAAGGTTCTGGACGATCCTTCACTACTGGCCGAGGCTAATGCAGGTTCGCTGCTGATCTTCCGCGCTGTAGCCGACGACTGGGGCACCTATCTCCACACGGACGACGGCGCGGAGACGTTCGCGTCCTTGCTGCTTGGTCGGCTCAAGGGCTTCCGCGCTCCGGGGCGGCTCTACGTCGAGTTGCTCAACGAGGTTCCGCCGAGCGATACGACGTGCTACGTCAGCTTCGCCCAAAAGATCGTGCCGATTCTCCACGACGCCGGCGTCCTGGTCGCGGGACCGTCCTGGGCAACCGGCGACTACGAGCTCGAAGATTGGCAAGCGTGGCGGAAAGCTGGATGGGCCGGCCTCGACGCGATCGCCGTCCACGCCTACTGGAATAGTGCCGGCTTCACCCAGTGGAACGCGCTCCGGTGGAGACAGTTCTATGACGAAAATCTTGATCAGCGAAAGCCAGTATTCGTTACTGAGTGCGGCCGCGCTCAAGTTAGGGATGGGGCAGGAGGTACTTGGCTTGGTCACAACGGCTGGCGCGCTGATGGAATCGCCGCCGACGCTTACCGTGCCGAGTGTGTTGCCTACGCCAAGCAGCTACATTCCCACGAGTACGCGACGTTCTTCACGGCGGGACCGACCGAAACGTGGCAGACGTTCACGTTAGACGATCTCGCCTCTGACCTGGCCGCTCAACTGGTGGGCGGCCCAGCAGTCAACCCACCATCTCATCCAACGAATGGAGGCAACGTGCCACAAGACGAACTGACGCGGTACTACTCCGATCTCTGGAAGCGCTTTGGGGCTGATTACGTGCCAGGGCACGGACTGTCCGACAAATGGAAGGAGCTCCAGGATCAGAACAGCCCTCTTGGTGCGCCGCTCGAGCCGGAGCATCGAACCGAGAATGGCCAGTGGATCTACCAGATGTTCTCCAGTGGCCGCTCGCTGTACGCCGGCATCGACAAGGACGGCAACCTGACGACGGAGGTCAATGTCGGGCTGCCCCCTTTATCCTGAACGGCGTTTCTCCCACCGACGCGCTGATCAAGCTGCTCGGCGCGGTCGATCTGCGGGAGAAATTGCCGACCCGAGCCGGGGCCGGGCCGTATCCGCGGCGGAAGCTCGCTGACGTCCAGATGGTCGTCATCCATCATACCGGTGACGGCGAGGGGCGACCGACTGCGCAGGCCGTGGCCGCATACCAGACCGGGCCGACCGCAACCTGGCCCTTCCCCCGAATTGCGTATGCGATTTTCATCGAAGGAGACGCGACGATTGAGATCGGGAACGATCTCGAAGACGAGTGCTGGTCGAATGGTGTGGGATCGCCGACCGAGGATGCGAACCAGGAGGGCGTCTACAACGACTGGACGATCTCGGTCTGCTTCTCCGGGCAAGACCCAACCGACCAGCAGTGGTCAGCGGCCATGAAGGTGTACGACGCGGTGCAGACGGTTCTCAACCGGACGTTGCAGTTGACCGGCCACGGCCTGCTACCCAACGGGGGGACCGATTGTCCGGGGCTCGTGGCCCGGGGAAAGCTCCAGCCCCCGTCGTTGTAGGGCACTTTTCGCGGTAGGCTGCTAATCAATGACAGGTTAGCAGCCTCTTTTGCACCTCGTTCCGCAACCGGCGAGCGAGCAGCACTCCAAGTGGTCTGCGGTACGCATCCACACGACACCTCAACCAGTCGACAACAATGTACCTGATGAGATAATCCGAGTATAATAGCCGCACTTTCACCAGGTAGCCACTCAAGGCGGAGTCCGCGTGCAAACTGATGAAGCACGACGTCGTTACCATTACGAGCTCGAAAAACGTCTCGCCCGGCGTATCCTCGAAAGCAGAACAGACCAACGGAGTCAGGTCACGCGCGAAGCGTACGACCAGCTCTATACTGAAATCACGTGGCACCCCGGATTACACCAGGACGCTCGCGAGCTCGCGCAACACGTCCGAACCGGTCTCAGTCTCTTCAATGACCTGATGCCGGACCGAGGCGTCGTCGTCGAGATTGGGTGCGGAACCGGCCTGCTTGCTGCTGAGTTGGCTGCACGACACCCTGTCACTCAAGTCGTCGCCACGGACATTTCGGTTCAGAAGCTCTCCTACGCGGTTGGTGGTCGCACGCTAGGTAATCTTGAGCTGATGGCTACCGAAGGCATCGCTATTCCGTTTGCGTCCGGATCGGTCGATTTTGTCTATCACCATCAGGTCTTCGAACATTTCCATCCCGATGATGCCGCCCAGCACCTTCGCGAAGTCTTCCGCGTTCTTCGACCTGGTGGCATCTTCGCCGTCGACACGCCGAATCGGATCACCGGGCCGTGGGACGTCAGCCAATATTATGATGACGTCGCAACTGGGTTTCACCTGCAGGAGTGGACCTACCGCAGTTTGGCGCAGTTCGGCCGGCGGATCGGCTTTCGACGGATCTGGTCAGATGCCCCATTTCTCGGACCAGTCGCACGTCATCAGGACCTGTCGAGCCTGAGCGTATCCGTACCGGTTGGCGTGAAGGTAATCGTCGAATCCGCACTTAGGACGCTGCCGTCCCGAACCTGGCGTCGACGTTTCGGAAAACTACTCGGCATAAACGGCGTTTTCGTCGTCATGCGCAAGTAGGCTAGCCGACAACGTGAGGATCCTGGCGACGGGACGATACCCGCGTGAAGCAGGAAAGGTTCGCGGCGGTGTCGAGGCGGTCGCGGGTACGCTGACGCCGGCGATCGCCGCTCATCCTGATGTCGAGCACGTCACGTACGTTGTCTTCGTGCCGACTGCGGCAGCGGCTGGCGTCGAGAAGGTATCGTCCAAACTTACGATTATTCGCATTGTCGGAATACAAAAGTTCCAATTAATCATCGGGGCGCTCATCGACGGCAAGAAGCTCCGCGCGATCGCACGTCAAAGTAGTGCCGACCTGATCCACGCCCACGGACTTGGCCTCGACAGCGAGCGAGCGTTGCACGCTGGTTTGCCATCGGTCGTTACGATTCACGGCCTTTTCGAGGTTGAAGCCCGTCGTCGGCTCAGCTCAAGCGTTGCCGATCGATTGCGGCTCAAGATGGTTGACCGGCTCGTCGATCACGCCCTGCGTGACGCCAACGCGATCATCTCGATCTCGAGCTTCGATCAGGGGCACTATCGCGATCGTGTCCGCGGTCGGCTGGCGTGCATCCCAAATCCGATCGCCCCGGAATTCTTTGATGCTTACGTCGACGATTACCCTGCGGGTTCGATCTTGTACGCCGGATGGCTTGAGCCACGGAAGAATGTCGTCGGGATGATCCGTGCATACGCGCGCCTCCGTGCTCGTGGCGTGAACGTGCCGCTCTTGTTGGCTGGTCCGTCGAAGACGCCGGAGTATGAAGCTACGGTACGCCAGGCAATCACGGACTTGCAACTCACGAAATCGGTCCAACTACTCGGTCACCAGACCTGGCCGGGGCTCATCACATTGATGCAGCGGGCCGCGGTGGTCACACTGTTCAGCCACCTCGAAAACTTGCCGACCGTTCTTGCTCAGGCCATGGCGATGGGCCGGCCAGTGGTCGCAACCAATGTCGCCGGCATTCCCGAGATGGTGACTGACGGCGAGAACGGCTACCTGGTAGATGATGGCGACGAGGAGGTGCTCGCCGATCGCTGGCACGAGCTGCTGCATTCGGAGGAGTTGCGGCGACGGCTCGGGTGGGCGGGGCGAGAGAAGGCTATTGCGACGTACTCAGCCGACGTCGTCGCGAATCGAACCGTCGAGGTCTATCGGACCGCTTGCGAACACGCTTAAAGATTCCAGCGAATCACTGCGATCGTAACACCGGCCAAAACGGCGGCGATGGGCACCATCCCCACGGCCAGCCCTAACAAGACATTTTGTGGCATTGGAATGATCCAGAGGGCGCCATAGGACATCAGGCCAAAGCTCATCAGAGCAAAAGGCAAGACGTTTCCCCAAAGCTGTCGCACCGAACCTACTTATGTAACGATAGGTGGCCATCAGAAGTCGCCAGCAGCGGCGATAATACACAGCATCTGACGGCAAGTCACGTCAACTATGTGGTAAACGTATTTGGGCGACTTACGCCCGCATCATCTTTTCGATGAGCTCGCACTGATCGTCGATCGTAAAGCCCGGTTCGACGAAGAATCCGTCGAAGATAAGCTCGCCACGGAACCGAGCGACATTCGCGATGATGTCGTGGCCGTAGATTGGGGCTTCCGCTAGAAACCAGTCCGTGGGCACGTGAAGAAACCACATCCAGCAGCAAGGACCAGCGTAGTGGACGACGATGCGGCTGTGCTTGAGGCTACCAGTGATGCCCGCGGTCATGATGCTACTGTACCAGCGTAAGACACGGGGTGTCGAGACGAATGTCGTCGGCGAGGATGCGCGGGCGCGGAGCAAACCCGAAGGATGTACGGCCAGGAATCGTAGGTAGGGTGACTTAAGCGCCTCGCCGACGTCGGAACGGTCCGAGCCTATCCCCTCGTGTACGACGTGTCGAGTGAGAAAGGCATTAGCGCGGCCTGCAATAACTAATTAAGCTCGAAACGTTCCTCAACGACGACGTGCACGCCATCGTTCGGATTCCCACGAAGATCGCGCACGCGGCCGTGGTGACGGTCAATGAGCAGATCTCGAACCTGTTCACTCAGAGCTCGGGCACGGGCCCGGTGATGAGTGACACCTACCACGTTTTCGACGCGAGCAACCATCAGAGCAATACGAGCAACAGCACGCCGTCGATGGACCTGAGCAGCTCGAGTCTGCAGACGGCGATGACGGCACTGGAGAAGATTCAGAACAGCGCCGGCAAGCGAATCGGCGTTCGGGGCCGGTACCTGCTGATTCCGCCGGATCTGCGCTGGACGGCGGCGGTGATTACCCAGAGCCAGTATGCCGCGGGCACGGCGAACAACGACATTAACCCGCTAGCCGGGGCGGTCGTGCCGATCGTCGTGCCGCAGTTCACGACGGCGTATCAGTGGTACCTGCTGGCGGACCCGAGCCAAGTGGAGTCGATCGAGATTGGCTTCCTCAACGGGCGCGAGGAGCCGGAGCTGCTCGTCCAGGACAACCCGACGCAGGGCGCGGTTTTCACCAACGACGCGATCAGCTATAAGGTGCGACATATATACGGCTGTGGGTGGCTCGACTACCGCGGCGCGTACGCGGCGCTGCCGACGTCGTAGTCCGGGGTGTCAGGTGTCGGGTGTCAGGTGTCAGGAAATGAGTGACGCATTCCCGCCACCCGACACCGTGGGGTGGGGCAAAGGAGGGGAAGAAGTGGCGAACACGAATTTCGGGACGGTGCAAATGTCGGATGGGTACACCGCGCCGCAGACGTTGTACCCGAATAGCCTCGAGGTCTACACGTTCTTCGTGGGTGGCGCGCAGACGACCGGCACGGAGAAGCAAGGCTTTCTGATGGGGGTGGGTGGCACGATCGTGGACGTGCGGGCCTACCTTTCGACTGCGCCGACGGGTCAGAGCTTTATCGTGGACGTGATGAAGAACGGCACCACGCTGTTTACGACGTCGGGGAACCGGCCGACGATCGCGGCGGGCGCGAACGCGAGCTCGACGACGTTGCCGGACGTGACGAGCGTCGCGCCGGGGGATCGGCTGCGGATCGACGTGATTCAGATTGGCTCGGGCACGGCGGGCTCAAACCTGTACGTGAGCGTCACGGTGAAGCAGGTGAACGTTGCCTAGCCCGGCCCTTCCCCGCCCCACGGTGCTAGGTTCTAGGTTCTAGGTGCTGGGTTCTGGGGGCGGGGTTTTGGGGGGAGCGGTATCCAGCGTAGTAGGACTGGGGAACGTGGTGGGACGGGGGAAAAGGTGGGGAGTAGCACCGAGCACCTAGAACCGCGGGGCGGTCGGGAGGTTGGGCGTGGGGATCACGCTGTTGCCGGGGATGGAGACGAACGCGCGGAATGACCTCAAGGACCTGGACTCGTCGAACTATTTGTGGGCGACGTCGGAGCTGGACCGGCACATTCAGCACGCGGTGAACGATTACCAGCGGATCGTGCCGCTGGTGAACGACACGGTGATCACGGTCGCGAATACGAGTAGCTCGGGGCCGACGACGCCGATTTCGACGCGGCAGGTGATTAACCCGCTACCCGCGGGCTATTTGTGGACGATGCGGGTGGAGTACCCGATCGACCAGGACCCGCCGATGTATCTGGTGTTCCGGGAGGAGATCCCGGACATGGGGTCGCTGTACTTTCCGGTGGGGAACCCGCCGAACGTCGGCGACAGCATGAAGATCTGGTACGCGCAAATGCACACGCTCAACGGCACGACGAGCACGATTTTGACCGAGCACGAAGAGATTATCAGCCTCGGGGCGGTGGCGTACGCGGCGCAGGCGGCGACGCGCTACGCCCAGAACCGGCTGAACGCGTCGGTGTGGACGCCGCGGGGGATCGCGGCCTTTGCGACAGCGCGGATGGCCGAGTACAAGGCGATGCTCGAGGACTTGCGATCGAGCTACGGAACGGCCGGCGTTCCGTTCGTCCAGTGGGGAGACTACCCGTTCGATTGGACGCAGGTGTGACGCCCCCGCCCCCGCCCCACCCCACCCCACGGTTCTAGGTGCTAGGTTCTAGGTGCTAGTTCCCCACCCCCCAGGTCTTTCGCGTCCACACGCGCCGCCCTTGGGGGCGGCGGGGGGACTAGAACCTAGCACCTAGAACCTAGAACCGTGGGGCGGGGCAGGGTGGGGCGGGGTGGGGATAGGAGGGGTGGCGTGGCGTTTATGGATTTGGCGCAGATCTTTAACTCGGTGTGGGACTCGGTCAACAGTTGGCTGACGGTGAACCTGGGGTCGTTGATCTCGGGGGAAGACGAGGTTGCCAATCGTTTGTTGGTCGAGGCGCGCAATAACTACGCGTACATCTCGACGGCGGCGACGACGGTGGTGAAGGCCTCGGCGGGCTTTCTTCATTCGATCGTGGTGAACGGCGGCACGGCCGGCACGATCGTCGTGTACGACAACCCGAGCGGGACCGGGACGATTATCGCGTCGTTTGATTCGACGAACGCGCTGGCGGCGTACCTGTTCGACGTGCAGTTCACGACCGGGCTGACGATCGTGACCGGTGCGGCCACCAAGGTGACGGTAAGCTACCGGTAGACGCCTCGCCCTGCTCCCCACCCGTCCCCAGGTTCTAGGTGCTAGGTTCTGGGTGCTGGGTTCTCGGGGTGGGGCAGGGAAACTAGCACCTAGCACCTAGAACCTAGAACCTGGGTGGCGGCGGGCGGGGGGCGGGGAAGAGACCTGGCACCTGGGGCGTGGGGCAATGGAGGGGCATGGGTGGCGACGTATTACGTGAGCAACGCGGCGACGAATGGGTACGCGGTTGGGAGCGACTCGAACACCACGGGCCAGGCGGTGAGTAAGAGCACGCCGTGGCTGACGATCGCGCACGCGATGAGCGCGGCGAGTGGTGGCGACACGCTGATTCTGAACGGCTGCACGTTCGTGGAGACGGCGTACCTGAACCCGGGCAAGCAGCTGACGGTGAAGGCCGACGCGGGGTTGACGGCGACGATTCAGGACGCGACGGGCTCGGACTCGCGGGTGATCCACTTTTCGCAGGCGTCGCAGGGGTCGGTGCTGGGGGCGGCGGGTTCGACGATCGTGTTGGACGGGCAGAACGCCAATAGTGGCTGCCTGACGACGGACAGCTCGAACCAGTTGTCGTCATTGACCATCATCGGGGTGCAGGCGAAGAACTTCACCCAGTACGGGATGCGGTTGTTTAAGAACGCGAATTTTGTGATGAACGACGCGAATTGGTCGATCGACGTGTCGGGCTGCACGAACGCGACGAGCGCGGCGATTCGGCTGGATCCTGGGTCCAGCAGCGACGCGTACAAGATCGCCAACGGCAAGGTGACCGGGACGTTTGCGAGCGGCGTGAGCACGAACGCGTACGGGATTTTTCAGGCGAACCCGGGCGCGGCGGGCGGCACGGTGTCGGTGATCGGCGTTACCTGCGCGCTCGTGTGCGACCAGGCGACGGGCACCCAGCAGGCGATGATGTTCAACCTGGGGCTGAATCACACGATTCAGTCGAACACGATCACGGTGACGGCGCCGAACCAGACCAGCTCGAACTTGATCGACGGGATCGCCGTCGGTTTGAGTGCGACCGGCCTAACCTCGTCGAGTGTGCTGGTGCAGAAGAACACCGTCACGCTGCCGATCGACGCGCTTGGCGCGAACGGGTTTGGCGGACACGGGATTCTGGTCGGCCAGGATGGTCCGGCGAGCGCGGGGCCGGTGGGTCCGACGGGGTACAACGGCGCGGGCGGCGTCGTGGTGAGCCAGAACACGATCGTTGGTGGCAACCACGGCCTGCTCGTGAGCTGGATTTCGGGCGCGCTGATCTGGGGGAACACCCTCCAGAACGGCGTGCTTGGCGCGGTGGACAAGCACGGCGGGACGAACTACGGCGGGACGTACAAGGGAACGCCGAACGTCTGGTGCGGCAACGTCATCAATTACATCCAGGACTCGACCGGCGTGAACGGCTGCCTGTATGGGAAGGCGAGCGTCGGGACGATCTTCTGCAATAACCTGGTGCTCCTCGACGCGGCGAGCTACCAGTCGCCGGCGTTTCGGGTGAACAACGACCCGCAGGGCACGGTGGTGGCGGCGTCGGGCATTGTCTACAAGAACAACGTCGTGTACTCCTCGGCGAACGCGCCGACCAGTTGTGTGTTGGTGGCGAACGATACCAGCACGGCGAGCTTCGCGAGTAACGATTACTACTCGGCGAACGGGGTCGCGGCCAACGCGTGGAGCTACCAGGGCGTGGCGAGTAACACGCTGGGCGCGTGGCAGGGCGCGCAGGAAGCGACGGCGATGAGCGCCGACCCGAAGTTCTATAACTTTTCGGGCGGTGATTATCGGGTGTCGCCGCTTTCGAGCCTGCACCGGGCGGGGACGTACGCCCACGCCTGGGACGTGGACTTTCGCGGCCGGCCGTTCTGGGTGAACCCGACGATCGGGGCGTACGAGTCGACGAGCGGGGACCGTGCGGCGACGCGGACCCGGCGGTAGACGAGGTCCTCACGCGGAGACGCGGAGGCGCGGAGATTGGATTAGGTGCAGACGCTTTCGGGGACGCTGCAGGCGGCGCAGCAGCGGATGGACGTGCAGCCGGCGCTGTCGGTGCTGGTGTCGGATATCCCGCCGGAGGCGCCGCGGCTGGCGGAGCTGGCGAGCCAGTACACCGGGACGAACGGCGACCACGTGTTTGACGCGTGCTTCACGAACACCGGGCGGATCGCGCGGTGCTATTGGGACGGCGCCGGCAACGTGTACGCCCAGGTGGTGAACCCGCTGAGCTCGCCGGCGTGGGATACCTGGACGCTCGTGGACAACGCGGCGTCGGCGTTTGCGAACACGGCGCCGGTGGCGATCGCGGGGAGCCAGGACGGGAGCGGGAGTGTCTACCTGTACTGGGTGGATTCCGACGGGCATCGGGTCTGGTGGAGCACGTGGAACGGTGCGGGCTGGTCGGCAAAGGCGTTGGTGTCGGACACGCCCGGGGCGGGCTGGCTGGTGGCGGGGTTGGCGAGCGATGGTCTGGACCCGACGATTCGACTTTACTACGTGGTGAGCAGCGGGCAGATCTACGAGACGCATTACTCAAGCGGCGCGTGGTCGGCCGCGGCCGGCGATGGCGGGACCTGGTTAACGCCGACGTTGGCGGCGGGGTTTCGCCCGACGACGGCGCCGAATGGGGACGGGAACGCGTACCTGATCGTGGCGAACGGGAACCCAACGTCGCTGTCGCTGAAGCAGTTCAACATCACGACCGGGACGCCGGGGTGGGTGGCGGGCACGACGACGCTGCAGACGGCGGGCGTGAATTCCGGATACAGCTACGTCTACCCGAAGTTCGCCGAGGCGCGGAGTGACTCGCCGCGCCAGGTGGTGTGCTTCAGTCAGGTCGCGCCGTCGCCGATCGGGACCCAGCCGATGATTGCGTTCACCCCCACGCCGGCCAGTTTGCAGGGGGTGGTGCCGTGGCGCTACGGTGGCAGCTTTGGGGTGAAGGTGTTTCGCGACGTCGCGGGCTCGCCGAGCTGGTGGGTGACGACGTCGAATCAGGTGTACGCCTGCGCGGCAGACACGGCCTCGACGAGCACGGGCCAGCGGGTGCGATTCGCGCAGAACCAGATTGCCAACCTGCGCTTGGAGCTGGGGAAGGTGAACCGACCCGGCCGCGGCCAGGTGACGCTGCTCAACGAGGGTGGGGTGTTGAAGGACGCCGGCCAGGCCGGGCCGCATTTGGGGGTGCGGCCGTGGTCGCAGGTGGCGGTGACGCTTGGCTACCAAACCGGGAGCGGCGCGGGCTTCGCCGGCTTGCCGGCGGGGGCTGAGGGTGTGATTGCTTCGCCGTGGTGGGTGGCGTCGATCGCCTTTCACGACGAGATCTCGAGCGGCATGCCGCTGGTGACGTTGAGCCTGGTGGATGGCTGGGGCTTGCTGGAGCAGCTGCACTTTCCGGCGACGGTGACGTTTACGAATCAGACGGTGGAATACATCTTCGATCGGATTCTCTGGTACGTGAGCGGCGTCGTCGGAGGCACGGGGAACAGTCGGCTGAGCGCGATCACGCTGGCGACGTTTACGGTGAAGGCGGGCGAGAGTTTAGGCGTTGTGGCGCGGCGTTTGGGTGAGCTGGCGGGCGTTGTGCTCGTCTTTCGGACGATTCAGAGCTCGAGCGACGGCACTGGCTTCGACTCGGTAGGCTACGCCGCGGTGAATTGGGGCGCGGGCGGGAGCGTGTATTCCTACGCGATTGCGACGGACGGGAAGCATCCGATCATCCAGAGCGAGGTCGAGCCGATGGTGGCGCCGGCCGCGACGAGTGTTGAAGTCGCGGGGGCGGCGACGTGGTCGGTGGCGCGGAACTGGACGCCGACGTGGCTCTTGTGGCGCGACATTGTCTCTTCGAAGGTCGATAAGACGCTGGGAAATCAGACGATGACGGACGACGCGGCGAGCAATCTGGCGTCGCTGCTGGCGCCCGAGTCGCAGGGAGGGTCCTTCACGAGCTTCGCCAACGTGGGTCACGAGCTGGGCGACCAGATCGACGTGACGATCGCGACGGCGCCGATTAGCGGGCAGGTGTACACGATCGGCGGCCTGCTGTTTACCTGGGATTGGAAGAAAGGCCAGCTGATCCAGCGGCTGGGCCTGGCGGGGACGAATTGACCCCCCCGCCCCCCGCCACCCAGGTTCTAGGTTCTAGGTGCTAGGTGCTAGTCCCCCTGCCCCACCCCTAGAACCCAGAACCTAGAACCTAGCACCCAGAACCTAGCACCTAGCACCTAGCACCTGGGTGGCGGGGGGCGGGGTAGTGGGGGGTAGGATGGAGCTGGCCGAAGAGCGGATCGCGGCGGTTGAGGTGGAACGGGAACGGGAGCGGCAGACCGAGGTGGCGTGGCTGTTCGTCGAGCGGGGGTGTCCGACGACGACGGTGTCGCCGCTGGTGTGGCTGGCGGCGCTGCGGTCGTTGGGCGTGGCGGTGTAGGAGGATGAGTTGGCCGGGTTCGATCGGGTGGACGCGCTGGCGTCGCATGAGCCGGCGCTGTATCGGGCGCACGCGACGCTGGTGAGCTTCAACGGCGGGGCGTATCTGGCGACGATTCAGCTGACGCGGTCGCCGTCGACGACGATCGCTAACGTGCCGGTGAGTCGGGCGATCGGCGCGGGGTCGCTGGTGGTGGGGGCGACGGTGGCGGTTCTCTTCTTTGACCACAACAATTCGGCGGACGCGATGATCGTCGGGGTGTACTGA